CAGCTAATTCGCTACGCTCTGCCCAAATTTACTTTTTCGCTATGTGTTTATTTTATGTTTCCAACAATCTCTGAGCTGTTTATTTCGAATGGAGGCGACTCTGGCTCGTGTATAGAGTTGTTTTCGTCTTTACTGCATCCGGTTATCACTAATACAGCTACCATTAAAAACAAAATTTTCTTCATAATCTTAAATATTTAGTTTGTTCTTCAATTCGTTGAATACATCGGGATTCTCAAATTCTATCCAATGATATTTCTTGTATCTATCTCGGTCAAAACTGTCTTTCTTTTCATATACAATTAAGCCTACTTTGTCACACAAGACGATAACGGAAGATTCAAGAAGCTGGGCGTATGAACGTGCTTGTAAGAATGCAGCTTCTATATCTTGATTATTCTTCATGTGGAGTTTGGCTTCAATTAGAACTTTAGCCTTTTCTTCATCTGGCTTATTATCATAATGTAGTGCATAGTCTGGGAATATTCGATGTCCACGTCCGGCATGAATCGGTAGCTGTCGGATGAAGTCTTTATTCTCGTACCATCCCATAGAGTTCAGTAACGGTTCTAACAACTGCTGTTCTACATCCCGTTCTATTACTATATTTACATTTTTTGGTAGCGTGGGGGCATATAATTTAAGCAAGGTTCCTGTATCGAATCCTTTAGCTTCTATCATACGCAGGAGTTCTGAATAATCCTCGCTACTCATTGGCCATCCGTTTACTCCCTGGAATTTCTTTCTAATAAGAGGATGCTTCGAAAAGTATTCATCTGCTTGTAGTTCTTTCAAAGTAATGTGAGGAATATTCATTCTATTGCCAATATGGATACACCCGTAGTATCGGAATAGAGGGTCTATTACGCCATCCGTAAGCGATGTCTCTATGCAAGTGATTGCACTGATTGGGGACGTTTCGTAATGAATAAGAATATCCCCTTTCTTCGTTTCAGGGCTTGACTGCCAGAATTTTGATTCTAAGGATTTATCTTCTTGGTATAATCTGCCGCCAATGAACCATACCTGTGACGGCTTGGGCATGTCTATTTTCTCGCTTGGGAGATTATTGGGTGCGAAGTCGTATAGGAATGACCATAACTCTGCTGGAGATAGCCCATTTTCTTTTCTGAACAAATAAAACACCTCGCAAAGGTCCCAATAATACATGCACCTTCCTTTGTAATCAGTTCTTTTGGGAATATTGGGGAGGTTCATGTTAAAGAAGTCCGCTATTTTATTCAGTTCGAATATTCGGCAAAGGAATAGGTACGGGAAGAAATATTCGGGTGCGAATTGTGATAAGACATAGGATATTGGCTGGATAACCCCAAGCATATTCTTGAAGTCGTTAGCAGGAAGCCATTGTTGCCTTCCTACCCTTACGCCTAACGTGATAAGTGAAATGTATAAATCTTTTGCTTCCTCTAATGATGTGGGGTAATCATAATCTGATACACCGTAGCAATATATATTCTCCAACCAGTCGTTGTATAAATCTGCCGGTATGAAGTTAGCGTGCGGACAATAATCCCTGAATAAGGCATACCCTCCCGCATCGGAAAAGTATTTTATCATCTCTATTCCGATTGCGGTCTGTTTATATAGGTTCCATGTGTATTGATTGAATTTCATAAGCTATTTTGCAGATAGACACATTAATACCCTATACATTCCAAATACTTCATCCATTAAAACGTCAAAAGGCTTAAATTTAGGGTCAGGGTTAATTGAATAGCATGATACATAACCTTCTCTATTAGATTCATGTATTTCTTTTACTAGAACTCCATTAGGAGTATCTAATACATATACTTTGCCCCAGTCTATAAATAAATCAGGATTTATTTTTTTGATGAGAATACGTGATCCTGAAGGATATTCAGGAGCCATACTATCGCCATAAACTGTTATAGCGAAATCTACATTTTCAATTGGAGAAACAACAGCTTCGCAATTTTGCAATAATACACCCGGTTCTGCAAACCCGGTCAGTGAACCTCCCATTGCTGACATTGGGAGCAAATAAGTGATATAGCCATCTTTTTTTGTAGATTCAATTCCGTCGTTCTTGATAACTTCTTTTTCTGATTTATATTCCATTTCTCCCAAACCAGAGATAATCCATTTGACGTTAAGAGACGGGAAAGCAATAGATATTTTATTTAGCATATCAGTTCCAAAGTTGTCTTTTATTTTAGATAAATATCCACGTGAGATGCCACACATTTCTTCACATTTAGTTTGACCTATTCCTTTTTCTTTTAGATATGCTAAAAATCTTGTTTTTGCACTTTCTTCCATAATATCTTGTTTTTACTGATTATAATCAGTATATTTGTGTCGAAATCAAGTTGCGGATGATTTCGACTAATTAAGTTTAACTGTTCCCGTAAGGGACTATATAGGCGACTTAACTTCAAACCGCAACTTTGGAGTTGGTTGCTTTACTTTATTATTATGATACAAGAAACAGAAGATGGTGGTCTTGAATTGACAGACCCCGAGAATGACAGAAAAATAATTGATGAAATGTTCAATGAAAATAAAACAAAACTCAATTATTTAATAAGCAAACAAGCTCTAAGAGTATCTTATATAGCCATTTTAATAAGTATTGCGGCAATCCTGTTGCAGCTAATACTGATATTACTATAGCCCATTTTGCTATTTTGTTAGCTTTAATGGCAGCATATTTGCTTTTGTTATCCAATTCTCTATCATATTCTTCTCTTTTTATCACATCCAGCCTATCCTTGCACTCTGCGAGTAGAGGTTCTATCTGGTTAGGAAACAGTATTTGAATGCACCCGTCATACTTTTCACCATTTTTTCCAACTCCACCTCTTGATAAATTGGACGCACATCGTTCCTTTATTTCTCTCTTAATCGGTTCCCAATATGCACCGGCGATTTTTATTCCTTCTGTATCGTATATCGTTTTATCCTCTCTCAACCTCTCTAAAACAGCTATTGAGGATTCTAACTTTCTTCTGTTCCATTCCATGTTCTATATAACTAAGGTATAAACCACCCTAATAGTTAAATGATGTTTATATACAGAAGATATTCAGTATTTATGTTGTTTTACTGAATATATGTAGTATATTTGCATCATCAAACAGTGATAACCTAATCACTTTTGCAAAGAAACGAATTTTGATTCTTATAAGCAATAGTATAAACATATTAAAAACGCACGATTATGAAAACAAGAGAGTTTTTACACGAAGTAATGTCATTGGCTTGGCAGTTCGTAAGAAAGAATGGCTTTTCAATGTCTGAAGCTCTAAAGTCTGCTTGGGTAAACATGAAATTGAAAGCTGAGATGAAAAAGAAGATCGTCAAGTTTTATTTCAAAAAAGTAGACGGTTCTGTAAGAGAGGCGTATGGTACACTCAATGAAAAGTTGATGCCCGCCATAACAGGCAATGACAAGAGAGCGAAGAATGATACCGTCCAGACTTACTATGATACAGAGCGTGGCGAGTTCAGGTGCTATAAAAAAGCTAATTTATTATCAATTGCTTAATACTTACGATTATGACTACTTATGAATTAGAACAAGGTTTAAATGCTCTTCGCAGGGACTTGGTAGCAGTTGAGGGCATGGACGAAGAAACTGCTTGTAGAGTTTACAACGTAGATTGTAAGGCTGATATTATCGAGGTGATAAAAGAAGAGATTGAGACTTATGAAACTATTCTTTTAGGTTCTGACTCAGGCGAAGATAGCGGTATGGATTACGATGCTCTTTGTGAGGTTCAAGGTTTGAGCCGATACGCATAATACACGGTTATGCAACGCACGACAGCCCTACTGACGGATTGAACGGCAACCGATAGCGAGAATCGGGTAGGGCGCTATTGATTAAGCTCTTTGACAAGATTGTGAAAACCTTTACGGTGTAATACTATAAGCTGTACAAGGTTGACTAAAGATAACGAACGTACATAAGCAAGTTGGAGCTTGCGAGCTGTACAATGTATAACAATTAATAGAAAACACCGCAAAGAATCGTCCCAGAGCAGTAAGAAAACGGGTTGGGCGTCCGTACTGTTTTCGACCATATGGCCTGTACTGAACTTGAAATATGAGTTCTACCAAGCATAACAGCTTTTCTTCAATGGGGGTACAGGCACTAACTAATACACATAATTATGAAACTAATTCAATTTATCTTAGCTATACTGGTGACAATATGTGCTATCGGTATGCTATACGGGGCTATTACTACTTACAGTCCTATGAAAACATTCTCTATTACAATAATGAGTATCATTTTTATTGGATGCGTTTCGTTTGTGATACTTGCATTCAGGGAATTAAGAACAAATTAAACGTCTGAGGGCTGGTAGTCTTTGAGCTTGAACTCTGTATGCTTAGCGACCTACTATCCGGCCGATAGCAAGGAAATACCGTACAGGCAGACGTTTAGATGTTTTGTTTGTCGTGTTTTATTTTGTGTTTGTACTGGGTGTGCCGTTCGTGAGAATAGTACACCTTTCTTATTCCGGATGGTTAGCTTATCGGTTAGAGCTTCGTGTTGCGCAACCAATTGTTACGATTGAGAGAGGTTCGACTCCTCTACCATCCACAAATCATTAATTAAACAATAAGTTTTATGGCAACAATCAGAGAAACGATTTTAAAAGTAAAGCCGGGAAAACAGAAGATTATCCCGCTATCAGAAGTTGAGGTAACTGGCTACAGGCAAGAGGCCCATGAGATAAACAAGGAATTGAGAGAAAAAGGTGTTGTAGCTCCGGGTGGTAAGAATGTATATACCATTTCGAAGAATAAGTACACCAATTCTATGTATATCGTCAATAACATGACTAAGTAGTGGTCTAATTTACACGATTATGGAAAGAGTATTAACTGAACTAACACCCGAATGCGAGATTACAGCACGGATGTACGCACAAGGGTATGAAAAGAAAGAAATTGCTGATCTCAAATGCCGGGCGGTTAGCACGATAAACAACCAACTACAAAAAGCATTTGAGGTTCTTCAATTAAGGAACGGGAGAGAGCTTGCAACGCTTGTGTTTGAGAGAATATCGGGTATAAGTTTAACGATGAACTTTTCCCCCATTAGCCGTACGGTGGTTGCCTGCTGTCTATTATGTGTGTTTTCTTTTTCGCTTTATCACGAACAAGGCGATATGAGAAGAGGAAGAAGAACGAGAGTGGAACGAACAGAAAGAATAAGGAGGTCTTATGATAATACAGATGCCGGAGGAAGTTTTATTTAAACTGGTGGACTACGCTAAGGGATTAGGTAGAAAGGAAGAACGCATTGATTCGTTCAAAGAGCCTAAATTTATAACCCAAAATCAAGCCCACATTTCTTATGGAAAGGGGAATGTTGCAAAATGGGTCAAAGAAGGCATTGTAAAGAGGTATAAGGATGCCGATGGAAAGGTTCGCTCAGGTGTTCGATACAATGTAGTTGAGCTGGATGCAGCAGCTTTCAAGTGTAATTATATGAATACGTTGTCTCCACTGGCGAAAGCTGAAATGAAAGAAATTAGTAAATAACCCTTTAAATTTTATGATTATGTCCTTAATTAAGAAATCGAATGAATTAGTAATCCCCACCACTGTAAAGATGATGATTTACGGTCAAGCAGGTATGGGAAAGAGTACAGTAGCGTTGAGTGCTCCGAAGCCTTTGTTATTAGACTTTGATAATGGTGTTAAGCGTATGAACATGGCGCACCTGGAAAACATCGATACTGTACAAGTTGCCTCTTGGAGTGATGTCCAACAGGTTTTGCAAGAAGATTTGTCAGCCTATCAGACAATCGTAGTAGATACTATCGGTAAGATGATGGATTTTATCATTACTTATAAATGTGGAACTCGCCAGCCGTCTATCAGGGATTGGAGTGGTATCAATGCTGAATTTTCATGGATGACGAGAACATTGTCAGGTTTGAATAAGCATATCATTTTTGTAGCCCATCGTGATACAAGAAAAGAAGGTGATGATACGGTGTTCATTCCTGCTTTACGTGAGAAATCTTATAATTCCATCGTTACAGAATTGGATTTACTCGGTTATCTCGAAATGAAGAGCGAGAGAGGCATACAGAGACGTACTATAACCTTTGATCCGACTTCAAGAAATGACGGTAAAAACACCTGTAATCTGCCATCAGTAATGGAAGTGCCTATTATTCTTGACAGAAACGGCAATCCGACCGCAAAGAACGACTTTATCACCACTAAGATAATCAATTCTTATTTAAGTATGCTGGCGGCTAAGAAGGAAGCGCAGGAAAAGTATGACAAGGTGATAGAGGAAATCAAAGAAAGTATCGAGTTTATAACTGATGCCAAGTCTGCTAATGAATTCGCCTCTCATATTAATGAGTTCGAACATGTTGGTAGTTCTCTGATGAAAGCGAGAAGCCTGTTTGCCGCCAAAGTAAACTCTTTGGGGTTAGTATTTGATAAAGAGACAAAAACTTATTCAGATGCAGCCTAGATATCGCTTTTACGCCACGATTCTTGATGCCTTTTGGGGATATCTGAATAGTGATGTGATTTGGGATAAATATTGGGAGTGGTCAGAAAACCCACCCCATACTCCCGAAGAGTTTCACGAGCAACAGTTTCAAGAACTGATAGACCGTATCAACCGAAAGCCGTTCGACAGTGAAGCGGCCGACAAAGGAGCGGCACTGAATGAAATCATTGATTGCATGATAGAGAAAAGAAAATCTGAAATCATGCAAATTGAACGTGTCTATAAAGTAGAACGATTTGGTGCATGTGATGAAATAGGGAAACCTCTTTATTATGATGAGGAAGAAACGAAGGAAGTTATTGCACTGAAAGCTATCTATCACGAAAGAGAGTTTACTTTCCCTATTTCTCTTTGTCGGGAATTAACAGACTATTACAAGGGAGGTTTAACCCAACAGCGAGTAGAAGCTATCCTGCCAACTGCCTACGGTAATGTTCTTGTTTATGGATTGATAGACTACCTTATGCCTACAACGGTGAATGATTTGAAAACAACCGGCAGCTATACCGTAGGGAAGTTCAAAGACCACCACCAGCATTTGGTTTATCCATACGCTCTTATGCAGAGCGGTTCTGATGTGCGGACATTTGAGTACAACATCGTAGAGTTTAATAAAGGCGGTTATGTGGTAGATACCTATACAGAAACATACGTTTTCAATCCTGAACGTGATATTCCTATTCTTACGGAGCACTGTGAGGAGTTTATCCGGTTCTTGGAAGAAAACAGAGAATTAATCACCGATAAAAAGATTTTTGGAGGAGAGAACTAATGGCAAATCAGATAACCGGAAGAATAATTGAAATCGGGCAAACCGTCCAAATTCCATCGAAAAACGGTGGTTCTCCATTTATCAAACGGGAATTTATTTTAGACGCTACGCCCTATGACCCTTATACGGGTGAGCGTAGCGAGTATGAAAATATTATTCCTTTAGAGTTTACTGGTGATAAATGTGCAGAACTTGGCCGTTTTAACAATGGTGATGTTGTTATTGTATCATTCGCTCTAAAAGGGCGTTCTTGGACGAATATGGATGGAGAGTTTAAACGCATGGCGTCCATTTGGTGCTACAAAATAGAAGCGCGTGGCGGTGTATCGCAATCCGCCCAAGCTCCACCTGTACAACAGCCTGTTCAGCAGCCCACACCACAGCCAACTTATCAGCAACCGCAAAACTTCCCACCACCGGTTGATGCGAATGGTAATGCAAAGGACGATTTGCCTTTTTAGCGTATGATTTTCGACTTGAAGAATGAATACCAAATACCCAAGTTTAAAGAGTATGTAAACAAGCTGTTTAAAGAGCGTGCAGTCGTGGAGGTCAAGAAGAAGTTACCTAACCGCACGCTTGCCCAAAACAGCTATTTGCATTTGCTTTTAGGGTATTTTGGTAGTGAATACGGTTGTAGTCTGGACGAAGTCAAAGTTGATTTTTATAAGAGGACTTGCAACCGTGATTTATTTGAGAGAAAGACGGTCAACAAAAAAGGTACAGAAGTAACCTACTTACGTAGTTCTGCCGAACTGACAACTGGTGAAATGACCTTATCTATTGACCGCTTTCGTAATTGGAGTGCGGCACAGGCGGGTATCTATTTGCCTGCCGCCAATGAACATCAAATGCTGATATATGCTCAGCAGGAAATACAAAGAAATCAAGAATTTATTTAATTATGATAGAAACAAGAAAAACAGAACAGCGGTATGTGACATCTGACCCGAAGAAGATGCTTAACATGTACCTTGCAAAGCGTGTGCTTAAAACATGGGAGGAATCTTTCATAGATGAAGATACCGGAGAAACGGTGAACATTGAGCGGAATGAGGTTCTTTTCGAGCGTGGTTCTCTGATAGACCAAGACCTATTAGCTAAAATCCGTTTCAGCATGGAAGCTGATGGTATAAAAGAAGTGGAAGTTAGCAGTCAGAAACGTTTGGCATTTGAGAACGAAAACAAGTTCTTATATCCCTATCTTGCACAAGCACAGATATGCGATAAGAAGTACAAGTTCCTGCTTTATGCCACTGGGCTGGAAAATGTCTGCCTTATCTTGAAAGACTACATTGAACTTAATTATCAGTCGGGCTTTACCTTAACGATGGCAAAAGAGTTTGATTCTTGCGTGATTCTTACTGATAATCTGAAAGAGCGCAAAGTGGATGATGCGCCTGTGGCTTATCTCAAAGACGAGATAACGATGGAGGAATACGTTGACAAAATGGATGAAGAAAGTGAGGATGAAGAATCTAAGCCGGATGAAAAGAAGTTCTACCAAATTGAAACGAAAATTACCTTTGACGAAGAAGAAAGGGTTCAAACCTTTGTCGTGAACACTTTCAATGTCGATAGGGCGATGATGCTTATTACTCATTACCTCAAAAATAAAGAGGAGGAATGCGAGAAGCAAGCCAAAGAAAAAGGACACGAGTTTAATAAGAGGGAAATCCATGCGGCTATTGAGTCTGCCAAACCTATTCCGGTGGGGCGGTTCATCCCGAAAGAGTTTTCAATGGCGTATATCGATTAACTGACAGCCCGGAAAGACGGGCAACTGGTATCGTGGCGGAATGATAGACGTTGACAACTCTTAGTAGACTTGGTTACGATGTTATGAAAACGGGGCATTAATGTAAAACGAAACATACCGTTCTACGCAAAAGACGTGAAGATTGCCAAGCATTGCAGGTTCGAGTCCTGCCGATACCACAATAAAATGGAGGATAATTCATATTACCCTCCATAAATGTTTTTACGCTTCTTCAACGATTTCATTGGTATAGTCACCTATAAACCGTGATTTGTCATATAAGTTCTGATTTCAGTCCTATACGCAACTTCAAAAGCGTATCCTGATAAACTTGCGCTTATTGCTCTTGTGAAGCAATATGTTTTACCATTGTGTGTAAATGTTATACGATAATTTTTCATTGGAAATAAGATTTTAAATAATGAAACAGCAAATATAGGAAATATGCCTTATTATATAAAACGAAAAGCTAAGAAAAAAGACAAGCCTTTGCCTCTGTTTGATAAAGCAGGGGTAACAGTGAAGAAGAAGCCGGATTTGAAAGCTAAACTCGATAAGGAGTTTTCCCTTTTCATCCGGCTTCGTGATTGTATGCCTAACGGTTTCTTCCGATGTATTTCATGTGGACAGATAAAGCCGTTTACACAAGCGGACTGCGGGCACTATTTCAGCCGCACACACCTGGCGACACGTTTCGATGAAAATAACTGCCATGCTGAGTGCCGTCACTGCAACAGGTTCAAAGCCGACCATTTGGAAGGCTATCGGGTGAATCTAATTGCTAAAATCGGTCAACAGAAGTTTGATTTGCTGAAAGTCAAAGTTGCCAGCACTTCCAAAATGACTGATTTTGAGTACGAACAGCTCATCAAGTATTACAAAGCACTTAATAAGAAGTTACGAAAGGAGAAAGGGTTATGAGCTATGTATTGCGAGATTATCAACAGAAAGCCTCTGATGCAGCCGTTTCCTTCTTCAACAATAAGGCTAAGAAAACAAACGCTATCATGGTACTTCCTACGGGTAGTGGAAAGAGCCTTATCATAGCGGATATAGCTGCAAGACTTGACGGACACACCTTAGTGTTTCAGCCAAGCAAGGAAATTTTGGAGCAAAATTTCAAAAAGCTGTGTTCATACGGTATTCTTGATTGCAGCATCTATTCTGCATCCTTTAACTCAAAAGAAATAAGCCGTATCACATTCGCCACCATCGGCAGCGTGAAGAATCATCCCGAACTATTTACCCACTTCAAAAACATCATCGTTGATGAATGTCACTTGGTGAATCCTAAAGAGGGAATGTACAAAGATTTCTTTGAAGCTGTAAAGTGCAAAGTCTTAGGATTGACGGCAACCCCTTACCGTCTTAGTTCCAGCCGTGACTTCGGCTCTATGCTGAAATTCATCACCCGTACCAAGCCCCATGTCTTTTCAGAGGTCATTTACCATGTACAAGTATCAACACTCTTGGATATGGGCTATTTGGCGAAGCTGAATTACTATCCAATGAATCCTTCAGGGTGGGACGAACTTAACTTGAAAGTAAATACTACCGGTGCCGACTATACGGATAAGTCAGTCCAAAGAGAATATGAACGAATAGACTTTTACGGTTATCTCGTCCATATCGTCCAAAGGCTGATGAATCCCAAAGCCGGAGGGAAACGGAAAGGCATCTTGGTTTTTACCCGGTTCTTGAAAGAAGCCGAACGGTTAACCATGTCAATACCTGGTTGCGCTATCGTATCCGGTGATACTCCAAAAACCACTCGCGAAATGATTCTCAAACATTTTAAATCCGGTGAGATTCCCGTTGTCGCTAATGTCGGAGTATTGACTACCGGCTTTGACTATCCAGAGCTTGATACGGTTGTCATGGCACGTCCTACAATGTCGCTTGCGATGTGGTATCAGATAGTCGGTAGGGCAATACGTCCGCATCCTTCCAAGGAATGTGGGTGGATTGTTGACCTTTGCGGTAACATCAAACGTTTCGGAGAGGTGTCGGATTTGCGATTACACGACAGTGGTAATGGCAAATGGGCGGTATTTTCTAACGGCAGGCAATTAACTAACGTAAGATTTTAAGATATGAAAAGTATAAAAGAAGTAGTTAAGGATATTGAGCATATCCCCAAGTGTCCGAGAAGTGGAGAAATTCATCTTTACTATTTGATTCGGCACTTTATAAAAGGGTAGTTTACGATGGAAGGATTTATAAAACTAAGCCGCAAGTTCTTCTCGAATGAGTTGTGGAATGAAGCCCGGACTTTTAGCAGTTGCGAAGCGTGGTTGGACTTGATACAGTCAGCACGATTTGAGGCAACGTCCCGAAAGGTGAGTATCGGAGGTCGAGAAGTGGTCTGTAATCGTGGACAATATCCTGCATCTATTCGTTTTTTAGCTAAACGCTGGAAATGGACAGAAAGAAAGGTGAGAACATTTTTATCATACCTAAAGAAAGAAGGAATGATAACTTCTGAGATAATACAAGGAATGAATATGATAACTCTTTGTAAATATGAGGAATATAATAACAGTGACACAGTAAGTGGCACAACTAATGACACGGGAATAATGCTTAAAATCAATCAATTAGAATTGCAAGTGACACAACTAACGACACAGTTAGTGACACAGTCGTATAAAAAACGACACACGGGTGACACAAATACTAAGAAAGATAAAGAAGATATTAAAGAATCTCCTAACGGAGATAAGAAAGAAGCCGAAGCTTCTTCACTCATTTCTTCAAATCCGGATTTTATCAAGTTCAATGATTGGCTGAAACGGAAAGCTCCTTTCTGTAGTAACCCTAAAAACTTCTCTTCACAAATCACGGAAGCCGAGTTCCTGAAGCTTAAAGAAAAATATACCAGCAAACAGATTGCCGACATTATCGAGCAGATAGAGAACCGGAAAGATTTACGTAAACGATACACCAACCTCTACAGGACGGTGCTAAATTGGGCAAAGAAAGAATATGGAAACTAATATACAATTACGGGATGAAGATGCGGAACGAATAGTTTTAGGCACCATCATCACTGAACGTAACGCACTTGAAGAAGTAAGAGAACTCTTATCGGAAGAATCTTTTTATATCCCTTTTCACCAACAGATATATAAGGCTGTGATTCAAGTGTCATCTTCGGGAGACAGGCCCGATATAATAACAGTCAAAAACAAGCTTGTTGCAAATGGGGAAAGGTTCGACCTTGCGGAATATATGAGGATTGCTTCCAACTGTACATTCGACTTATACCAATATGCAGCGAGGTTACATGACCTTACGATAAGGCGTAAGTTCTGGGACATCGGGCAATATCTCGTTTCAAATTCTTACTCGGAAGCGGAAGATATATTAGATGTTACTAATTCGGTTAGTGATGAGCTTGCATCCCTTTTTAAGTCAAGCAGTACGACTATTACGACCATTAACGATGGGTTAGAAAGCGTTTACGGCATGATTAATGAGAATCTTGCCGGAAATAAACCTCTGACTGGGACACCTACGGGATTTGAGAAGATAGATGTTAAGTCAGGCGGATTGCAGAAGTCTGATTTAATTATCATTGCCGGTGAAACCTCACAAGGAAAGACATCACTTGCGGTATCTATTATGCGGAATGCGGCTTATTACGGTGCTAAGATAGCCATGTATTCAATGGAGATGAAAAAGGAGCAAATAACAGCTCGTATTCTTTCCATGGAAAGTGGTGTTCCTGCCAATCAGATTATGTATTCACGCTTGACCGATTCACAGATTCAAGCCATAGACAAGGGCATAGGAAAAGTATCTGGAAAAGGAATATATTTCGATGACCGAAGCACCTCGAATATAGACACTATCATTTCATCCATCCGGTATATGAAGCTAAAATTCGGGATAGATGGGGCGATAGTTGACTACCTGCAAATCTTGAATGTAAACATGAAAGGTGCAAATAAAGAACAGCAAATGGGAGATGTAGCACGAAGATTAAAGAATCTTGCTAAAGAATTGGATATTTGGATTATAGCCTTGTCTCAACTCAACAGAGATAACATTAATCCTGTACCTACGTTAGCCCGACTTCGAGATAGCGGGCAGATAGCAGAAGCCGCCGATGTTGTTATGCTTATCTATCGACCGGAAGTGAATAAGAAATCTTATCCAAATGAGTTTTCTAATGTAGAAACAAGGGGAACGGCTATGATAGATATTGCCAAAGGGAGGAACATAGGAATGCTTCGGCTTATCTGTGGATTCAACGCTTGTACGACCTGCTTCTACAACCTTGATACTGTTCCATTGTCAGGGAATACGGTTGTTGACGTAGAAGATGAAAATCCATTTTGACACCCGTCATGGCAAAGAAAAAAGAAACGCTTCCCGTAGTACCCGTACACTGTACAGGTTGCAAGCACGCCTTGTCGTTTGGTGAGAACTCTGCCTATTGTTCCATAAAAGGGCATCGTGTCTGTGCCTGTGAACGATACGGTCGAATATGTAATTATTATCTAAGAAAATAAATTTGACACACGATTATGAAACCAAATAAACAATTAATTGATGCTGCCATAGCTAACGGAAGCATGTTCATTCTGTCCATGCTTCTTTCGGCGGCTCATCTATTGAACTGCGAAGCCAATAACCTTGTAGAAGAAGCGAGTGATTTAATGACCGATAACGGTCTTTTACTTGGCGACTTGAAGAAGCTGCACAATGACTTCGTGAGAGTAGCTGACAGGTATTTCAAAGAGTTTGCAACCCTTGTCGGAACAGAGAAATCAAAGATAGATATGTTTTCTGATTTGGAAGGCTTTGACAGTGCATTCAGGAAATGGGCGAAGGTGCCTGCTGATTGGAAAGCAAAGGAGGTGGAAGTATGAAATCACTAAAAGAAATACTTGAAAGCCTGGAAGGTCTGTCCGATATAGAATTGTTTGTCATAGACTTGTTCTGTGGTGCCGGTGGCTTGTCCGAAGGCGTGGAAGAGGCCCGCTTGAATGGTAATAGATGTGCGAAAGTTGTTTGTTGTGTGAACCATGACAAGAACGCCATTCTTTCCCATGATGCCAACATCCCAGATGCGCTTCACTTTATCGAGGACATCCGAACATTGGAACTTTCTCCCATCAATGCTATTGTGGAACTTATCAGGCAACTGCATCCAGATGCTATGGTTATGCTTCATGCTTCGCTTGAGTGTACCAACTTCAGTAAAGCCAAAGGCGGTCAACCAAGGGATGCAGACAGCCGTACATTGGCAGAGCATCTTTTCAGATACATTGACGTGATAGACCCTGACTACATTCAAATCGAGAACGTAGAAGAATTTATGAGCTGGGGTGATATGGATGAAAACGGAAAGCCTATCTCGATGGATAAAGGCAGGCTCTATCAGAAGTGGGTGCGTAACGTGAAGAAGTACGGCTACAACTTTGAACACCGGATTCTGAACGCTGCCGACTTCGGAGCTTATACTACGAGAAAACGCTTCTTCGGCATCTTTGCTAAGAAAGGTCTGCCGATTGTATTCCCCGAACCAACCCATTGCAAAGGCGGTAGGCAGGATATGTTCTCCAAGTTGGAGAAGTGGCGTCCAGTCAAAGAGGTTTTGAACTTCTCCGATGAAGGTACTACCATTTTTCGGGAAAAGCCTTTGGCAGAGAAAACGCTTGAACGTATCTATGCGGGGCTTATTAAGTTCGTAGCAGGTGGTAAAGATGCTTTCCTTTCCAGATATAATACCGTCCGACCGCAAGATACCTGCAAATCTGTCGATGAACCTTGTGGAGTACTGACTACTGAAAACAGGTTCGCCAAGGTACAAGTGAGCTTTCTTTCTAAACAGTTCAGCGGACATCCCGAAAGTAAGAATCTTTCCGTTGAAGAACCTGCCGGAACAATCACTTGCAAAGACCATCATGCCTTTATTTCGGCTTATTACGGGAACGGGCATAATCATTGCGTAGATGAACCTGCACCAACCGTTACAACGAAAGACCGCTTTTCTCTGATAGAAAGCCGTTTTATGTGTTCGTACAATTTCAATGATGCTGGGAAGGACATAAACGAACCCTGCCCAACAATATTGACAAAGGACAGGTTATCACTTGTGTCTCCGTTCTTCATGAATCAGTATTCAGGCGGGGGACAAGTATCTGATATAAATTCGCCGTGTCCGGCTGTTACTACTACACCAAAGCAGAATTTGATAACTCCACGATTTATCGACCAGCAGTACGGACAAAGTAAGCCAACTTCATTACAACGCCCATTGGGGTGCATTACTGCCAACCCTAAATATAATCTTATCAGTTGTAAGCCTTGGATAATGAATACCGCTTTTTCTAATATTGGTAGTAGTATTGAGGACCCATCCCAGACCATCACTGCAAACCGTAAGTGGCACTATTTGATGAACCCGCAGTTTAATAGCGCTGGCGGTTCCGTTGACAATCCTTGCTTCACTTTAATTGCCCGCATGGATAAGATGCCGCCTTACCTGGTTGCAACTGAAACCGGACAAGTCGCTATCGAAATTTATGAGACCGATAGCCCCATGACGGTAAAGATAAAGGAGTTCATGGCATTGTACGGAATAGTGGATATAAAAATGCGTATGCTCCGTATTCCAGAACTTAAGCGTATCATGGGATTTCCAGAAAGTTATGTTTTGATTGGTACACAGGCTGACCAAAAGAAGTTCATCGGTAATGCAGTAGAGGTGACGCAGGCAAGGAAGAATACCGAAGCGCTGTGTGAGAAGTTAAGAGAATTGAGATTGAAGAAATTAAAAGAGGTAGCGTAATGAAAAATATAGAATTATTCAACGATAATTTCCAAAACTTCAAGGTTTATGGAATACCCAAGGCGCAGCTTATCATTGCCGATCCGCCATATAATCTTGGAAAGAATGCCTACGCCAGCAATCCTGCATGGTACAAGGACGGAGATAACAAGAATGGAGAGAGCGAGCTTGCTGGAAAAGAGTTCTTTGATACAGATAAAGATTTCAGACCCGCTGAATTTATGCACTTCTGTAGCCAGATGTTAGTGAAAGAACCGAAGGTTAAAGGGAAATCTCCGTGTATGATATTGTTCTGTGAGTTTGAGCAGCAGTTTAAGTATATTGAGCTTGCAAGAAGATATGGGCTTAACAATTACATAAATCTTGTATTTCGGAAGAACTTCTCCGCGCAGGTACTGAAAGCAAATATGAAGGTAGTTGGTAACTGTGAGTATGGTTTATTACTTTATCGTGACAAACTTCCTAAATTCAACAATGATGGACGTATGATTTTCAATTGCTTTGATTGGGTTGCCGATAGCGATACGCCTAAAATCCATCCGACACAAAAGCCTGTCCCGCTTCTTCGCAGGCTAATAGAAATATTTACTGACAAAGGAGATGTTGTGATTGACCCATGCGCCGGGAGTGGTTCTACTTTATTAGCTGCCGCACAACTCGGACGCAAGGCTTATGGATTTGAGATTAAGAAGGAGTTTTGTTCCAAGGCTACAAATTTAGTATTATCACGTATTCAACAATCATTATTCGTATGAAACACTTAATAACCAAAGTAGAGTACATCACCGGCGAAGTCCGTAATACTCACAAAGTAAACATCGCGACTGATAATCTCGAAGAAGAGAAAAAAAATTATACAGCGAATATTCCTGTGATGTGATTTACTTCACTTATGAAACAATAGAATAGATAGTACAATGAAATACCGATTGCGGAGTTTCACGAAATGAAGAAAGGCTTATTCGGATTCAATGCAAAGGAAATTATTCAGAGAGAAATATTAAAGTAAATAAATAAGGAAATCAATCTTTATTTCTTTTTGATTGATTTAAGAACCATCCAATAAAACTAATTACTACACCTGCATATAAAGAAATGATTAAATTAGAGATAAGCGATATCTTATCATCTAAAGCATTGTTTCTAACGTTATTTAGTTCTTTTAAGTCATTGAGTTGAGACTGTAGAAGATTTATTTTATGTTCAAGACTAATATTAGATAAAGTTTTTTGAGGATTATCCGATATCCCTTTTTCTATTATAGTTATCCGGTCATTAAGTCTATCATATGCTAAAGTTGTATCAACAGAAATAGAGTCTTTTTTTTCTCTAAAATGCTGATTTCTCATGTCTTGCCATAAAGAATCAATACTTTTTGTTAAATCATTGAAGTCTTCTATCATATTTGTGGAGTGGTTCTGTGATATACTATTAGTCTTATAGGTACTGAAAAGGTATAAAATCAGAGAAATAATAGATATTACTGAAATCACAAGAAATATAAACCGTGAAAACCTTGTCTCAGATTTTATTGCTTGTTTTTGTGCCTGCATTGATTTTTGGTTTTCTTCTTCAATTTGTTCAAGTTTCATTCCTTGCAAAACAATGAAATCATTTTTCATTATCTCGAAATCAGGAAAATCCTCTTTTTTAATTGGAGTTAAACTACTATCGTCCAAAACTTCAGAAAAGCATAGGCTTTCGTTTTGGTAGCTAACTAAATATATAATAATAGGTTCATTTATAAATCTATTAATGTTGTTGAGATGTGTTTCAATAAATCTTTTGAGAACTCGAATTTTACCATCATCAATAATGAATAGACACAATGGCTTATTAAGTTGGTTATCAAAAACTACCAAATGAGCGGGATAAAAAGGTATACCGTTATCTGTTTGTATTGTGAATATTAAATCATCTTTTATTGCTGTAGATGGGACATTTTTATTTTCTATGAGAAAACTAATCAACTTTTTCTTTATTTGCTCAAATTCCATAGTTTTTAAATTTTGTTGTAAATATACATATTTTTTTATAATAACAAATTCAAATGAAAGCAATAACTGTAAAACAGCCGTGGGCTTCCTTAATAGTCCACGGCATCAAAGACATCGAAAACCGCACTTGGCCGTGTCCCAAGAGATATATTGGGAAAAGAGTACTTATTCATGCAAGTTCATCCCCTGTAAAGATGGTAAACCCTAACAATATCTTTTCAAAGCAGCAATGGGATAGCCTTTCAATGGGACTTCAACGCGAAATAATTTGCGGCTATAACGAGCCTACATCTGCCATTATCGGTAGCGTTGAGATAGTGGACTGTGTGCAGAATCATCCTTCTATCTGGGCAGAGAAGGGAGTTTATAACTGGGTACTGGCTAACCCCATCACCTATAATGAGCCTATCGAGAACGTGAAAGGAAAGCTTTCTTTCTGGGACTATCCCGGCATCAAAGAAGTAAAGATTGAGTGCCCTGAATGTGGTAGCATAGAGATAGCGGTTGAGGATTATACAACGGCTCCGTTCCCGACTTATCTGCATAGGTGTAATAAGTGTGAATATGTGATTATGGAAAGTGAGTGGAATGTAATAAAGTAAGGATATGGAATTTGATTGGTTTTGGTTTACAGTGGTGATTTTGATAATTTGCGTTACTGTATATTCTTGTTTAGACAGCTATTTCAAGCATAAGTATGGAGATAAGAATGAAGATATTTTATGAATGGGCATAAAAAAGGCTATCTATCCCAGACAGCCAATCTTTCGTTAACCTTAAATCTAATACTATGAAAAACACAGTACAAAGGTACGCACTTTAGGGATACCTGCAAATTTTCATGGTAAAATAGCGTATCTTATAACATGGTTTATAGGAAAAATAAATCCGTTAACAATTAACATAATAAAGTATGTGCTTTAACTAAATAATAATGGAAGAATGTCGTTTTTATAATCAAGCTATTAAGATGGCTCTGAAAGTAGAGTTCCTTACCAGCCGTGAAGAACTCTTTTATATGCAAATGCTGTCTATTCTGCTATTATGTGGGGTAGGGAGGTAGATGAAAAGAATAGGGTTATTCAGAAAATGGATAAGTCTATAAAATAAAGAAAGGAGAACCAAGCGCACGACCACTCAATCCTCCCTCACACGATTATAATGCAAATATACTATTTACTTTTAAAATAATCGTGTTATGGTGAGAGAATTTTCAGCAATATCGGAACTTAAATCTATCAGAGAGCAGAAATTAAGACTCTCGGAGAGAGAGCAAGAACTGATCAAACCTATTTTATCGGATCTTAATATTATTCCTGTAATATACAAATGGTACTGTGAGGTTGTGGGGAATTGCGGATTACCCGAAAGAAGGGCCGGTGCCAGCTTCCGCCAGAAATTCATTTTCATTATTCTGTTTCTTTATTCCCCCAGTACATTGGCTGGTGGTAAGATTGCAAAGGGGATTCGTGATATGCTTGCCGGTATATTGGGCTTTAAAGCTCCGACAGGAATTTCTAACCTTTGCGTTGATGTCATGTTTTACTATAACAATTATAAGGATTATCGTGCAGATATAGACTATCTTTATACCGAGATTATTAATCGGTTAAGATTTAAAGGGCTAATCAATTGAAGGTGCGACCATAGCACGAAAAAGAAAGCTGGAGCACTAAACTCCGGCTTTCTTTATTACATACCCGCAATTGATTTTTCTTCGATTTCAGCCACGATTTTCTTTAGTTCCTCTATCGTACCGGCTTTATAGAAGTCTCCTTTGTGCTGGATAAGGGCGGTGAGTTCACCTTCTCCTTTTCCATGTAAGATGGAAGAATTATTTGTTTCGTCCCGGAAGAAATCAACTATATCGCAATTGATTGCATCTGCTATCTCTTTCAGCTTCTTGTATGTTGGATTCCCTTGCAAAGTAAGAGTAAGCGTAACCCTATTAACGCCCATCTTCTTTGCTACATCCTGAATAGTATAGCCTTTTTCTTTAATAATACTTTTTATATCCATTTCAAATGTATATTATAATAAACGGAGCAAATGTAATACGATAAAACCAATAATACAATAAAAGTAGCTATTTATTGCATCAAAATTGCAGGGCTGTTAATGATTGTGTAATTATATACCCCTACTATGTGACTTTTGCTAATGTTTATTAAATGGCTACATTTATTTATCTATTTTGTTTGCTGTGTAATTATAAACCCTTACATTTGCATCATCAGAAACGAAGTAATAACAATTAAAACTTAAAGATATGAATATTATTTCTTATAAGAAAGGTGAGAATGAAGGTGCATTGTTTATTCATGATGAAAAGAGCTATTCAGCTTGTACGGCAGTAGAAAGTAGCAAAAGATTCAAAACTCTCAAAGGTGCAATAGCTTGGTTGAATGCAAGGGGGTATAGAGAAGCATAAGTTTGAATAACAATTAAAAAATATACGATATGAAGACTTTGACAAGCGATTACAGAAAAGAGATTAAAGATGCAATGAAGCAAGTAAGAGAAGCCCTCGCACAGCTTGAAGAATCTGAAAAGACGCAAGAAGTTGCGAGAAATGTCAGAGAGTATGATAAGGCTCAAAATGATGCGAAAGATGCTTCGCTTAGCATGATGACAGCTCTTGAAGAAGCAGTAAGATTAGCATCTGCAATAGGTTGCGCTCACGACTTATACGACATCAATAAGTATCACAAAGTTGTAGAACTTGATTTGAGAGATTCACAGAAGTAAGTATTAACCGGTGGGGATAATAACCCCACCACAAAGATATAAAGCAATGAAAGCAACAAGTTACATGAAGCAGCATAAAGCTAATGAGTTTTACGTAAAGAAGTCAAGAGGTTATTATCTGGTAATAGATGGATATGATAATAGTATGGCATCTTTAGAGGTAACAGAAGAAGCAGCAAATAAGATGGCAGCAGAACTGAATGCAATGAGAGGCAAGAGATTAAATATAGCATAAGTTTAATCAGCAGGGCGAAAGCCCTGCGCAATATAGAAGATTATGAACGTAAATGAAGTTACAGTAGGTTTGAGATATAGAGTATCAGGTGATTTGTCTAATGGTTGTCATGCAGACGGTACGCCACGCATATCGCACGATGATGTAGTAAGAGTAATCAAGCGAATTACAGATACACACGTGATTTTAGAGTGTGGACGTATGTTCATCATTAATGACAATCTCAAAATAGAGAAGTTCTAAGTTTAATCCGGTAGCCTTCGGGCTACCACAATACACACGATTATGAAAGCGGATTTAGTTTTAGTTATCAGCCCTGAAGCCCCATTGATGAAGCAATTGGGTAAAGTATTGGGTAAGATGGTAACCCCTTATGACTTCTCTACTATAGAGAGGGGTGAAAAGTACATCATCATACAGCACGATGAAACTGGGCTTGTAGTGGCTTATACGAGTGAAGAAAGATTGAATGTGAAATTTTAAGTATGTATTGATTATGAACTCAATAAACAAAAACGGTTGCAGCGTATGCCAGTCCGGTAAAGAGAACTACACTACTTACAACACTAAGTTGAGAGGTAAGAGAGTTAAAATGTATCAGTATGACTACCGTACTGAAAGCGGTGAGTTGTTTTCTTGTTGTGCATCGACTTTAGGGGCGTGCAGAGAGAAAAGGGATATCTGGTTGAAAAAGATTCTGTGACTTAAAACTGATTGTCACAGATAGAATTTGAAGATATTTCGTTATCTTTGGTTGTGGTAGTATCTTTGAGGTACTATCTTTTATAGTATAAATTTTATAACGATATAGTGATATGAAGATTAATTATAATGGTCAAGAGATAGAAGCGTATTCGCTCATAATGACAAAAGAAAACGCTTTAGATATTTTGAATGGCAAAAAGAGCATAGAAACACGTATGCTTAGTGCCAAATATGAGAAGATGTTCACGGACTTTGCGCAAGTTGACGAAAATGAGGAATTGAGAAAAGCTGGACGCGAGCAAGAATGTCAACCTATTTTGAGGACTGATATAGAAGCTATTCATTTTTATAGTACTGGTGCACCATGGATACTTGATGTCGCCATTGATGAAATTGGTATAGGCGAAATAACAGAAGAAGGCATAAAATTCATGCACGACGAATTTGATTTTCACGATTTCGACAAACAATTAGAAGCGTTTAAAAAGAACCCGCCTAAAGAGTTGCCATTATTCTATTATTTGCATATTTGTGAAATTATCAGCCATTCGGGATTGAAATAATACGAGCCGCTTAGGTGGCTCCATTTGTAGGTAAAAAGATTGTTTAACTAAAAAAAAGGGATTATGCCAGAAGTTTATGCTACTGATGCGAGTGGTAGAAAATACCGAAGTCGAAAAGATTATGAAGCAGGTCGTTTTCAATCTACCGGTAGAAATGCCGCTCAAAGAGCGAGAATTAACCGCCGTATAGGAGGTAGAGTTGTCTAATGAAGAAAGCGATAGATATAATTAAAGCTGTCGCAAAAAAGACTGACAGGGTTATATTGTTTCACTCGGCATCGGGTAAGGACAGTATAGCCCTTTTAGACCTTATATCACCCTATTTCAAAGAAATTGTATGTGTTTATATGTATGTTGTCAAAGACTTATCTCACATTAATCGATATATCAACTATACCTGCAACAAATACCTGAATGTGAAATACATTCAGATACCACATTTTTCTGTTTATTCATTTAGGCGTATTGGTTACTTAGGCTGTGTTAAGAACGAGAAGCAGAAACTGTACAATATGGCTCAACTTACCGATATAGTACGGGAGAAATATAATATTGAATGGGCTTTCTTCGGGTTCAAGCAGTCTGATTCAATGAATAGGCGTTTGATGCTACGTACATACGGCATGAATGGAATTAATGAGGAGCAAAAGAAGTGTTATCCATTATCCGAATACAAGAATAAGGATGTATTAGAATATATCAGCCGGAAAAATTTAATAAAGCCGGAGTCGTACGATTTAAAACATCAATCATCCGGAACAGATATTACCGATATTAATTACTTGTTATTCCTTCGTAACAATTTCCCAAAAGATTTAGGAAGAGTTATAAACGAATATCCGTTGGTAGAACGAAAACTATTTGAATACGATTATGAAAGAGCTAAAGCAAAGTGAGACAAGGGTCATAAAACGCTCCCAAATAAACCTTAATCCGATTAATCCTAAAAGACATTCGGATGAAAAGGTGAAGCTGCAAAAGAAAAATTTGCAGAAAATTGGTTTTCTCGGTGGTATTGTATGGAATGAAAAATCAGGAAATCTAATAGACGGTCATCGTAGAATAAAGGCAATGGATTTGCATTACAAGTATAATGGTACTCCAGGCACTGATTATGACGTAAAGGTTGAAGTCGTGAATTTAGACGATAAAGCAGAAAAGGAACAGCTTACATACATGGCGGTAGGAAACACGAAGCCGGATATAGACCTTATAGCTGGCTATATCTCTGATATAGATTATACGGATGTTGGATTGGATATTGGGGAGCTCAACGATATCCTTTCTATAAATACAGCTATTCCTTCTTTCTCAGATTCTTTGGATGATTTATTATCTCCTGTATCATCGTTCGATGAAATAGAAACTCCTGTAATGGATGAAAAGACATACGAAGCTAAAAAAGAACACATGAAATTCATTAAACAGCAGGTAAAAGAATCCGCAATAGAAAGGCAACAGAACGAAGAAGCCTTTATAACATTATCTTTTTCTTCCCATGAAGCTAAAGATGACTTTTGCGACTTACTTGGCATTAGTACAGATGATAAGTTTGTCAAAGGGGAAGATGTTTTGAGATTGATTAAGTAACGAAAGTAACAAGTACACGCGCACGCGCCCGTGCGCAAGGATATGGCAAAGAAACCCGATATAGAAGAGTTTAGGAAGATAGTTCGTAAATCTGGAGGAAATCTGACTAAAGTAGCCGCTACATTTAAGGTGGCTCGGAAAACCATATACCAGTGGGCAAAGGAAGATACAGGGTTTAAAGAGGCAATATCTGATGAACGTGGTTCTTTGGTTGATGAATGTTTAGTTTCCGCTCGTATACTTGCTTTAGGTATTCCTGAAAAAGATGAAAATGGGAATTTCGTAGGTTGGCGTGAACGTCCAGACGGGAATATGATTCGTTATATCCTTTCTACATTAGGAAGAAACGAAGGCTTTGGAGAAGAATCTGAAGATGCCGATATTCCAACAGACATAGAGCATGGCATCAACATTGATTCTTGGATTAAAGACAAGCTGAAATGATAGTACCTCAGATTATATATCATCCATTGTACGAGGATAAGGAAAAGTTCATAATTCTTATCACCGGTGGACGTGGTTCGGGAAAGTCTTTCAACGCTTCCACCTTTATAGAGCGTCTGACTTTTGAAATGACCCCGGTAGAGAAGATTGTACATCAGATTCTCTACACCCGCTACACGATGGTTTCTGCCGGTATGTCTATCATTCCGGAAATGATGGAAAAGATAGACCTTGACGGAACAACGAAGTATTTCAAGACCACCAAGACAGATATAGTCAACAAAATGACTAAAAGCCGTATCATGTTCCGAGGTATCAAGACCTCTTCCGGGAACCAAACGGCAAAATTGAAATCCATCCAAGGTATTACTACCTTTGTTTGTGATGAAGCGGAGGAATGGACGAATGAAGAAGAGTTCGACAAGATAATGCTCTCCATCCGTAAGAAAGGGATTCAGAACCGGATAATCATCATAATGAATCCTTGTGATTCCAATCACTTTATCTACAAAAAATACATCGAAAATACCCATAAACTCGTAGAGATTGATGGGGTGCAAGTCCAAATCTCCACGCACCCGAATGTACTTCATATCCATACGACCTATCTCGATAACTTGGAAAACCTTTCTCCAGAGTTTCTGAAGGAGGTTGAGGATATGAAGGTGAGAAATCCCGAAAAGTATGCTCATGTGGTTATCGGTCGCTGGGCTGACGTTGCGGAAGGTGCTATTTACAAGAAAATCGGAATTGTTAAGGAGTTTCCTCAGTGGGCGCAAAAGGTTTCACTTGGTCTGGATTTTGGGTACACGCATGATGAGACGGCTATCGTCAAATGTGGAGTTGTCGGAAATGACTTGTATATAGATGAGATATGCTACAAGACGCAGATGCTCACGAAAGATATTATTCAAACACTTCGCCCGTATGGTATGAAGGTGATAGCCGATAGTGCAGACCCACGACTTATCCAAGAAATACATAACGGAGGAATACGAATTTATCCGGTAGAAAAAGGTGCAGGCTCTATCGTGGCAGGGATAGAGAAAGCCAAAGAGTTCAATATCTTCGTTACCGAACGTTCTTACAATCTCCAAAACGAATTGAGAAAGTATGTTTGGGATAAGGACAAAGACGGAAGATATATAAATCAACCTGCGGACGGGCAGGCAGACCACCTATGTGATGCCTTTAGGTATTATGTATATGGGGTTATTCTTGGAAAGATTCAGAAACCGAAAGATTTAACCGGAATATTCACACACTAAAATCATCGAATATGAGAGAAATAATATGTTCAGAGTGTGGCAAACATCTATTTGATACTGATAAGTCTGATGGTGCCGCCATGTCAGAAGCCCAAAGAATGGGCTTTGTTGCAAAGATGCCATTCCTATATGGGATAGTTGGATGCTTTTTCTTCTGTAATAAAGAATGTAACAAGGAATGGGCAAAAAAGAATATCTCCAAAGAGGCAAAAGTAGAAGGCGATAAATCTATTGCCAAATTAAAAGCAGAGCAACCGCAGATGGTTGAAGATATGGCAAGGGCTGCTTCTCGCCTTGTTGGAGTTTTTAATCAATTAAAAAGACGATAGATTATGACACTTGAAGAAATACTCGCTCTTCCCGATATCGGGCAGAAAATAAGCTACTTGAAGAAAGGCAGAAAGACCGAACTTCCCGACCGTTGTAAGCTTTGGGATGATTGGAACCCGGAACGCCATGAAATCATGGTTGATAAAGAAAAGTACCCGAATAGAAAGGTGCTTGAAAAAGAAGCAGAAAAGGTTTTCGATGAAAAGACTGGCAAAACATACGAAATCGAAGCACAGTATAAAACCGAGCCGGTAAACCGTATCTCCATTCCTTTAGAACAGGATATTGTAAATATCCAAACCGCTTTCACGGTCGGCACAGAGCCGTCTATGGACTGTACTCCAACTGATGATGATGAAAAGAAGCTGCTGGATGCAGTAAAGGCTGTATTCAAGTCCAACAAAATCAAGTATCAAAATAAAAAGATTGTCCGTTCTTGGCTATCCGAACAAGAGGTAGCCGAGTATTGGTATGTTACCGATGATGATTCGTTCTGGGCGAAGTTCTGGAAGAAAGTCAAAACGACCTTTGGAGGGAAGGTAAAGCCGACCAAGAAATTGAAAAGTGTTGTATGGTCTCCATTCAGAGGTGATAAGCTATATCCGTTCTTCAATGATGAAGGTGATTTGGTCGCTTTCTCCCGTGAATACAAGAAAAAGCTTATGGATGATTCGGAGATTACTTGTTTCATGACTATCACAGATAAGATGGTCTATCAATGGGATTTGTCTAAAGGGTACGAGGAAAGGACCGTTTTCGCTCATGGATTCCCGAAACTGCCGGTTATCTACGCTTACCGTCCTGAATCGTATTGCAAGAAGATAAAGACTTTCCGCGTCCGGTTGGAAAAACTACTATCCAACTATGCCGATTGTATCGACTATCACTTTTTCCCTTTGCTGAAACTGATTGGCGATGTAGAAGGCTTCATGGGTAAGATTAAGGATAGGATGGTTAAACTCACAGGGGAAGGTGCAGATGCCCAATATCTGACGTGGAATCAGGCAAATGACACCGTGAAATTTGAGGTAGAAACTCTCTTTGAGAAAGCATATTCTATGACGAATACACCGCAAATCAGTTTTGAAAAGTTGAGCGGTGCTGGAAATGCTTTGTCGGGAGTGGCTTTCGATTACGTGTTTCTTTCGACACATTTGCAAGTTCAAAATCATGCCGAGGTGATAGGTGAGTTCTTGCAAAGACGTGTAAACTTCATTGTGTCTGCTTTAGGCTCTATAAATCCATCTGAATTTAACAAAGCATCTGAAACGATAGATATTGGTACAGAAGTTGTTCCGTATCGCCTTGACAATTTGGAAGATAAAGTCAATGTAGCTGTAAAAGCTGTGTCGGGTGGTGTATGGTCACAACGACATGGGGTAATGTTTGCTGGAAATGTAGACAGAATCGAAGAAGAAATTGCGGAAATCAAAGAAGAACAAGAAGCTAAGAATAAACAAATCGGAAATAAAGAACAGAAAAACGCTTCTTAGTCAGAAAAAATATGGGGCTTATAATTCGAGTACATGAAAAATAGGACCTTTAGCGGTGATTCTTCAGAGTTGCCGCTATTTTTTTTATTCATAGTAAAATAATGAATAATTTATTTGTTAGTATTCATATTATTACTATATTTGCATAGTAATTAAGTCCAAAGCGTTATGAGTTACAAATCAGTGAAAGACGTTGTAACTATGTTGCAAGAAAACGGTTTTGTTCTAAAGAGTCAGAGAGGTAGCCACATGAAGTTTGAAAAAGACGGTAAAGTAGTTATCGTACCGAATCATAACAGCAAAGGCGTTGAGAAAGGCACTTATTACAGCATTTTGAGGCAAGCGGGGCTAAAGTAGCCCCCTTGTTCTCTTAATTTAAAAGGAGGTAATATGAAAACAGTAGAAGTTATCGTTGAACACGCAGGAAAGAACCTGAGTGCTTATATTGAAGGTGCTCCCGTCATTACAGTTGGTAATGATATGAAAGAGTTAGAAGATAATATGAAGGAAGCAATCGAGTTGTATCTGGAAGATAATACTAATCCCTGCGAGGTGTTGTCTGGGGAATTTGAATTAAAGTTCAAAATTGATGCTGCTACTTTTATCAACTACTACAGCAACATTTTTACTAAAGCTGCTCTGAGTCGGATTACAGGAATCAATGAGCGTCAGTTATGGCATTATGCTGCCGGAGTACATAAACCGCGCAAACAGCAGTTGGAGAAGATTCAGAAAGGTATTCAGTCTTTGACTAAAGAGTTGGCTGCTATTAATCTTTTATAAATAATGCGATAAACTACTATGGAAAAGAAATATCAAGTATTTGTTAGTTCAACATATCAAGATTTAATTGAAGAACGGCAAAAGGTTATTGAAGCATTATTGGGCAAAAATTGTTTTCCTGTTGGAATGGAGTATTTCCCTGCGGCTAATGAGGATCAATTTACAGTTATCAAGAAATTAATAGATAGATGTGATTATTATATTTTAATTATTGGAGGACGTTATGGCTCAATAGAACCTAAGTCAGGGAAGAGTTACACTCAACTGGAATTTGAATATGCTATAAGCAGGGGTATTCCTGTTGCTTCATTTTATCATGCAGAACCAAGTAAATTGCCTGCAGAAAGAGTTGAATCAACGGAAGTGGGAAAACAAAAACTAGGGGAATTTTTAAAAAATGTTCAAGAAAAATTATGTGATTCATGGAAGGAACCTTATGAATTAGCGTTCAAAGTTAGTAGAAGTTTAGATTATTTATTTGAAAATTCTCCTCGTGTGGGTTGGGTGAAAGCAGATGCAATATCTTCGGCTGAAGCAAATAAGGAAATATTGTTTCTGAAAAAGGAAAATGAGAAATTGCTAGAGCAAGTTAATCGACTTTCATTACGAGCGCCTATTGGTTCTGAGAACTTTCAACAGGGGAATGATACATATAATATAATTTTCCATAAACGTCCATCTTTTCCGTGGGGGGATGATAAAGAATATGAAGAAAAAGATGATATTCAGAGGAATGTTTCATGGAATGAAATATTTTTATCAATAGCTCCTGGGCTATTTAATCCTGTTCCTTATACTGAGGTTCAAAACTATTTATTTAAACCTATACACAAATTATTGGGAATTAGTGAGCTGGATTATATTATTGATGAAAAGAATCAGGAGGTAATTGAAATACAGCTTTTAGCTTTAGGACTTATAGAAACTGATAAGGTTATAGAGAATGGTGTATATACCTACTGTACTTTAACTCCGTATGGACGTGCAGAGATGGTTAAATTGAAGGCTATAAAGAAATAAAAATATCTAAAGATGATTTATTATAGGCGTGAGACCAAGTGGAATCACGCTTTTTTTATACTCGTTTCCCACAATTCTCTAATTGTGGTTTTCTAACTTCCTAATTATTTCCCTTCCACCTACTTACTCACTACTTTTATACCGCATTTGTGACATCAAAGCGAAGGTCACGAATCAGAAGTTCAAATATTTATTAATCATCTGTATTGGTGGTATTTTTACTTCCGCAAATTGAATTTCAAATTTAATAATTCATACGGTATGAAAGGAAAAATCTTAGTAGCACTAAAAACGAAGTATAAAACCTTTGGGTTTGGTGATAAAGCATTTGACGGGGTGGCTGACTACTTATCTAAAACCGTTACTGAAGAAAGTCAAATAGAAACTGCTATTAGTGGGGTCGAAGGACTTTTAAAAGCTTTTCAAGGAGACATTGATACTGTTAGAAACGAAAAATCGGGTCTGCAAAAACAATTGGACGAATTGAAAAATAAAATCGAGAATCCTAATCCCAATCCTAACTCAAATCCAAAGCCGGAAGATAAGAAAGATGACATGGCGACCATCATTGCAAATGCGGTGAGTGCTGCTGTTAAGCCTCTTTCCGATGAACTCGCTCAGTTTAAGGCTGAGAAGTCACAGGCTACCCGGCAGGAGCAGATTATGGCAAAGGCAAAGGAGTATGGTATTCCCGAAACATTCGCGAAGCGTTATGCGATTCCTGATGATGCAGACTTAGACATTTATTTCAAGGACGCTAAACAGGAACTTGCCAATATCGGCTTTAGTGGTGTGACTCCTCCTGAATCAGCGGAAACAAAGATGGAGAAGGAAGCTGAATCTATTGCGAATATGATTTCGGAAGGAACAAAAACTATTGTTGAATCTAAAAAGTAAAATTTATGGCAGCAGGTACTAAGTATAACTTGACCCCGGAATACAAACCGGAAGAGTTCTACCGTGTTGAGACGGGTGTCAGAAAGAGCGGACCGTGGAAGTTGGATATTACCAACCTTGTAGTAGGCTCTGTTCTTCCTGTATTCACACCTGTACAAGCGGACTTGAAGAAACGGACACTCGTTCCCGTCCGCAATGTGAAAGTGGTTGAAGCTTATACCACAGGAGACTCTAATCTCACCATCAAGGTGGCAAAAGATTCTTTGGCTTATCGGGGTATGTTCATCGGAAGCGGAAAGAAAGGCGCAGAGGTAGCATCTATCGACAAGTCAACCAAGGATTATGATGTATTAACCATCAAAGCGGCTTTCGGAGAAAATATCGCTAAGGATACGGTTCTTTTCGAAGCTACCGCAGTGGGTGGAACAGTGAAGAAGAACACTGCAAACTTCGTTCTTTATGATGCGAAGAAAGTTGAGAGCGATGGAGCGGTTCTCTGCACTCTCTTGATGCAAGCCTATGAGGTAAAGGAAAGCAAGTTGGTTCTTCCGATCCATGAGCTGGATAAGGTAGGATTGACAAGCCGTTTCCAGTTTGAGTATTAATCATTAAAAGTTTAGATATGAATTTGACCATACAAACTTTATTTACAGATCCCAATATCGTTCAGGCGATTATTGACCGTGTCCTCCAGTTGAGACTGGACACAATCTACTGGAAGCAATACGGAGATTTCTTGGAAACCAAAACCCGTGTTTTCAAGACTTATCTTGGGACAGTAACGGGTGTTGTTGCCGGTTCCATTCTGGGTAAGAATGATCAGAAGCCTATTCGTGAAAGACGTAGCCTTGGAAGTGGTTATACTGAAATCGCCTATTTGGGCGACCGTTATCAGATGGATATTGAACGTCTGTCGCAATTGCAAGACATCATTGATAAATTCAATGCTGCCAATACCGCTGACCAGCGTACAATCTTACAGGAAATCATTGATTTTATTGTTGATGATTACCGTCAGATTCTGCTTGCTCCGCACAAGCGTATGGATATTATCGTTCCTGAATTGTTGATGACTGGTAAGGCGCAGGTTCATTTGGCCGATAATAAGGAAAACATCGAATTGTTGGACATCGAGCTACCGTTCCACTTCCTTACTCCTGACGCTTCAGCAAAGAATGTATTTATCTCTTACTTGCAGCAGGAGATTCAGAAATTGAAAGCCAAATACGGTGTATTCTCCAAAATGATTATGTCTCGTGGTACGTTTATGAAGAACATTGTAGGGGCTTCTGAGTTCGGTGATAAATTCAAGATGATTCTTGGTGAGCGTGAGTTCATGGTTAATGCAGGGTTGGTGACTGACCAGATGGCATCCAGCGTATTTACTGGAATCGGGCTTCCTGCAATTGAGATCAAAGAGGACTACGTAGAGAATCAGGCGGGCGAGAACGTGCAGATTTACGCCGACAACCGTATCACCCTGTTGCAGACGGACAAGGTGATGAAGATGCGTCACCATAAGCCGTATGTAATGACGGACCCTGTTCCGGGACGTTCTTACAATACTGCTGAAGGTCAGATGTCGGTTTGCAACTATCGTGACGAAGAGGGTCGATACATGGAATACACCGCTGAGTGGATTCCTGAATTTATCTCTCCGAATAAGATTGTGAACTTTGATCTTTCAACGATGAACGCATGACGGTAAACGACTACATACAGCAAAAGTTTCAGACTTTCGGTATCCAGTTGTCGGAGGCTGACCTTTTGGATATGTGTCTGAACTCGAAGATAAGCGGAGAGGATGAGATGAACGAGGATTGCCAAACGCGGGTGTCCGTTGCGATTGCGAAGTTTATCCCCTCTCTATTGCTTCGCGCAACTTCAATTAGTGAAAGCGGTTTCTCGATGTCTTGGGACATCAAAGGCATCAAGGACTACTACTCATGGCTGTGCAAGCAGTACGGATTGAAAGACGAACTGACGGACAAACCTAAATGTACCTTCTTATGATATTCGCTCCCCACATATTGCAGGTAAAAGTTATCACCCCGATGGATAAGGATGAGTTCGGTAGACCCATCCCCGGAACAGGTGGTGAAAGCTGGCAGGACGTATGTAAATGCCGTTGTGATGATGTGAGTGCGGAAAAGAAAGTGTCTATCAATGGAGTTTTATATGACTTCAAGTATAAGGTTGTCTTTAATAAACCGTCAAAAGTTGAAGCTGGTACAGAAGTTCGTTGTTTAAATCCCGATGGAAGCATAAGAGGCGTAGGCGTGGCGAAAAGCCCTTTAGAAACAAATTGTTTTTCTTATAGAGTGATATGGTTGGAGTAGATGCAGATTTCTCCGATGTAGAAGATTTTTTCGATGAAGGAGAATGGGAAGTTGAGAAGAAAATGATTGATGTAGGCGATGAAGCCGTGAAGTACGCAGAGGAACACGGCAACTATCAAGACCACACGCTCACTTTGAGAACGTCCAATGATTACGATGTCAATAAAGACGGTCTGACGCTGAAAAACGAAGCTGAATACGCTTCATTCGTGGAATCCAAAGGGTTTGATGTTTTAAGTAGTGCCGCTTTATTTGCGGAGAAACGATTAAAAGAAGAATTTGAATGATAGTAACTACCGACATAGGAAACATCCTCTACCGGGACTGCAAGGCTTTCGGAATAGACATAGTACCCAACGGGGAAACTCTGACGGGTGAATTGAAGTCCGAAAGAATCGTTATCCATGCAAAGAAGCAACAGCCGGGCACTCATTGGAGAAAGTCTTTCGCGGAAGTGAATCTTTGTGTTCCTGATTTAAGCGAAAATGAAGCGAACACCATCCGTTTGAATGAACTCGAAAGACAAGCCATGAAACGGTTTGATGATGTAGTAAGCTCCTATGACGGCACTCGTTATCGTTATTCTATCGAATCAATCGGTACAGAAGCGGACACAGCTTTAAAGTGTCATTATGTGAATGTGAGAATTTTGTTTAACGTATTAAATGTGAAATAATATGATAACAGCAGTAGAAATAGACGAACTGTATTATGCAGAACCAATCACAACGGTTACAACCCCTGTTACCGGGTTGACAGGTGCAGAAGTTGCCGCAATTCTGAAAAATGCAGCAACGAAAAAGGTACAAAATGTACATGGTGATACATTCCAGTATGAGGAAGCGGAAGCAAGTGTCACTCGTTACAAGAATGCTTTGACTGGTGAGTATTACCGTGAAAGTTCCGAACCTGGCGAAGTGAAAATCAACTTTACCATTGGTGAGTATGACTACAAGACTAAAGAAGATTTGCAAGGTGGAAAAGCCACTGAGAAGAATTGGGAAAGAGGAAAACATAAGACTATCCATAAGTGCGTCATTGGTAAAACTAAAGATGGTGTCTATGTGGTGTTCCCGAAAGCGGCTATCAACGGACGTGGTGCTAATACCGACAAGGCTATCGGATTGGCTGTTTCGGCCGTTCCCCTTTCCACCGGTGTGGATGGTTTGGCTTCTGAGAAATGGTTCGATGAATCTGAGGTAGTTCCATCTGCATAAGAGAGATTTTGGTAATAGATTGTTTTCGGATGGCGGTGGGTGGTTGCTCGCCGCCTTTTTAATTTAAAGATATGAATCAAGCAGCTAAAATAGTGTCTGATGCCCTTTTAGGGATAGATTTTAAAAATGTAGAGATAGGAGGAATGATTTACACTATCAAACCGCCTACTATCAAGGTTATCTGCCGGGCGATAAGCCATTTCTCAAAGATAGGCATGGATGGTAATAATATCATGGAAGCTATCAAGGAACTGCCGGAAGCTACCGGAGATATGCTGAAAGGTATTTCTTGTTTCATCTGTGGTAATGAGGATTTGGTAAAGGCTTTAGAGAACGGGACTTTTGAAGAAGTTAAAGACGCTTTGGAGGTGTGCTTCTCCATGATGGATATATCGGCTTTTCAGTGTGTCAGCTCGATGAGGAACGTGTCGATGCTGGCTGCAAGACCGAAACAGTAGGAAACACAACGCTCTTCGGGCAGATAGCCCATTTGGTTGATACGCTTCATCTGAGTTATACAGAAGTGTTTGAGATTATCCCTTATAGAAACTTGCTAATGATGCAGAGGGACAAACTTCATACCGTCAGTGGTCAAAAGGTGAATAGAATCAGTGGTAAGGAATTGGCAAATCGTAGAAAAAAGAAATAGGTAAAGAAAAAGCCGGAAGAATCCGGCTTTACTGTTTTTATGGCATTATAGTGGTGAAATCAATTCTCTGATAAAGAATACTCGCCATAACCATCGCAAGAATTTTCTGATGTCCATATTCCATATCGTCAAAATGTAATTGTCCATGATCAATTGCTGCTGAAATTCTTCCGGCTGCTGCTAAAATTAAATTTCTCTGCTCTTCATCTCCAAAACTACCTTGATTTATAATAGCTTCATAATCAGAAGGCATCCATCTATTATTAACTTTTTGTATATTCCAATTTAAATGTGAATTTACGTATTCAGCAAGAGTATCTTCATTTGCATGGTAATTGTGGGGTGGCTGAACATTTGCAATTTCTTCTATCAATTTATTGACTTCTTCGGCTAAAGAATCCTCTTCGGGTTCTAATTTATTATCTTTCAAATTCCAAGTCAATTCCCAATTAGGAACAATATGCGATAAGGGGCGAGTTACCATGTAATCGAAAAGTTCGCTTTGTTTAAAGAAGTTGATTAATTCATTTTTTGTCATAATATTATTTTTATTGGGTTTATAAAATTCTCTGCTAACTACGTATCCGCAAACATACTTACAATATTCGAAGAAAGCAAGAGAAGGAAATTATATTCTTGGTTTAGCTGGTTTTTTCTGGGTTTCCAAATAACCCACTGGGTTTTGTGGGTTAATGCCAACATTAACTGGGTTTCTTCCGACATTAACCCCATTTCTTCCGTAATAATGCGTCACTATTCATGCAATAACTTAGTTTCTGACATCCGAAATGTGGTTAATGACATCATTAACTCGGTTTATGTATGCATTAATCGAATTGTTTGCATGACTAATTGAATTATTTGCGCAATAATTGTGCAAGAAATAGGCTTTTTTGAATGATTATAGGCATAGTATATTTGATATCACTTGCTGTTTTCTGCAAATGAAATAATTCACTTGTAGATTTCTACACACCCATTGTTGTTTTCTGCGGATGTATATGTAGAAATCTACATGGGGTATGTTGAAAACAACAGATAAAAGTATAATAAAGTATTTTATAGAAAGTTTATTAAAGTATATTAGGGTGGGTACGTCCACTCACATGCGTGAGTGATGCCCACTCTTTATTTATTTTTATAGCCATAATTGAGGTTGAAATTGTTCAGATAGTATTCAAATACCCCAAATGCTTCTGTGGTATCATCGTAGGACAAGAAGTAATTAATGAAATTTTCTGGTGCTTTTTCTTCTTTAAAAACAGAATCTGTATAAGCTGCGAAAGAATGGCAGATTGCATTATCATCGTATGTTTGTGATAATCTTGCAAGTTTTCTTTCAATAGTCTTGTTTCTTTGAAGCTGTGTTGCTGATTTAGCTCTATCTGGTTTTTTACTTGTCAACTCACCTTTATTGTACATGATACGTCTTTCTTCGTAGGTGCTATTTAAAAGATTATAGATGCGGTCAGCTGTGTTTGCGTCAAATACATCTTTCTTTTGCGGTTTGACGGCTTTTTTCTGTTCAGATGAAAGATACTTCGTATATTTAAGAAAGTCCTTAAAAAGAGCCGTATTTGCGTCTATAATCTCACTTAAAATATCTTTGTTCGCCAAAATCTCAAAATCTACCTTGAAATAGCTAACACGTCCACGGGTTTCTTTATTTTCTCTAACCTGTGAAGTCAAGAACCCCATTTCTTTGAATAGGCTGATAATCATATTCTGCCGTGTGCGCTTGATTCTTGTTTCTTCTTCGATGCGAGCCTGTGAGTAATGGAAGTCTTGATACTTGAAAGCTACCTGTTTGACTACGAACCAGTCGAATAGAATAACTTCATCCGGGGCGAGTAAGTAAGATTGTAGTCGAATCACATTAATACATAAAGGAATTTCTGGGATATTCGGATTTTTATTCATATATTTGCATCGTTAATTTGTTGAAATACACTGTGATAGTGTGTTTGTACTATAAACGCTCGCACTGGTCGGCAAACTGGGTGTGAGCGTTTGGCGTTATAAAACAATTTTAAGTTCCTTATTTGTCCTTTCTTTGTAAAAGTTTTGCAATTCATGGATATAAATTACTTTTTCATGAAATATTTGTTTATTATTTGTCAAATTATAATAACCTGCCTCTTTTGTTATAAACAGATTATTGCCCAACTCCCACACATTTTTAGTTTCAGGAGGACATTCACCAGGTTCTATAAAGCAACCACCCGAATAATAAAGCTCATAATTAGCATTTAATATATCATCTGTGATTTCAATATGCTTTAATTCGTGTATAGGAAAATCTCCTTCTGTTATATCTATTGTATGATTATCTCGCGACGTTATGAATGTCTTGATTCTTCCAAAAGCATCTTGTGTAGTATTTAAAGTTGTTACTTTATATACTACATTGTTGTATTTGAGATAGTTCCCTTCTTGTAGTTCTTCAATAATCATTTTTATTCCTCCTCCTTATGTTTATAAATTTTCCGCTAACTTCTTAATATCCTCCTTACTTATTCTGTATCAATTGGGACTTATCTCATTTCTACTGTAATATTTATATCCTTCCATTGTAGAACCTTTACAGAAATATTTCCCATTTTCAATAGAGTCAACTACCATTTTTCTACCATCCGACTGACGAATAACAACACTCCCCACAGCAATGTCACTATATGTATCGCTGAGAATATCATCCGTTTTATTTTCTGCATTATTTAAGGTGTTATTTGGCAATTCCTTAGACTCAAGTAGCCTTGTTATTCTTGATACATTGTTTGTCATTCCCCACATCTTAAAAAATAGAATAATTTGAAGAATACCGAATACAATAAAAATGATTGAGATAAAAGTTGGAATGCTTTCCATAATCGCATTTTTTAGTTAAACATTTTACAAAACTATCTCAAAAATCTCACTGTTCCAAATTATTTCCTAACAATTCCTCCAATGTCGTACTTTTGTAATCTCTGAAATGGTAAATAGGCTATCTATCTTTACCTTCATAATTATTTTCCAACAATAGGCTGATTGTGTTTTTGTTGATGAAAAAGATCTATAAAACCTTGTATATATAGTAAATTCATCAATTAGAACAGGAAATATCAAACCTTTCGTCTGTTGTCACGAATTTGATGAAAGAAAATTCTAATAAGGTTTGGATATGCCGTAATTTTGAGTGGTAAATAATTAAAATTCAGAATAAAATGGCTAAGCTTTACTTTCGTATTGGTGCAGATTTTGATAAAGTTATCAAACTCCGTGAGGAAATTGCAAAACTAAAGAACGAGTTGAAAACTATGGATTCAACTCAATCCCCTGCTGCTTTCAAGGCTCTCAATACTCAATTATCCGCTTCCACTCAACGGATGGATGAGCTGGTGAGTGAAGCTGCCAAAGCCGGTGCTGTCATGGAAGGTGACTTCAAGAAGAAAATCTTTGATGCTTCCCAAGTCGTAAACGGATTGTCAGAGAAGATTACACTCCAGCGTGGAACCATCCAGCAGTTAAAGAATGAATTATCCAGTCTTAAAGACAAGTATCGTGAAGCATTAAAACAAGATGGAGATACATCTTCTTTGGAAGCTAAGATAAAATCCACAAGTGAAAAACTTAGGGAACAAAAGAGTGTACTTTTCAATCTAACCCAAGAGCAAGCCAATGCCCGGTTGTCGGTTAAAAAGCTCCGTGACGAATACGAACTTTACAATAATGACGGGAAAGAAGTTGTAGCAACCAACGAGGGTATTGCTATCTCTTGGAAGAAAGCATTGGCGGTTATCGGTGGTGTTAGCGCACTCAAAGCGTTAGGCTCTGAAATGATTCGTGTACGCGGTGAATTTCAGGCAGCTGATACTGCTATTCAGACTCTATTGGGCAGTAAGGAGAAAACAGATGCTTTAATGAAGCAGGTACGTGAGTACGCTAAAATCTCTCCATTAGAGTTTTCTGATGTAACGAAAGCTACACAAATGATGCTTGGTTTTAATATTGAGGCAGAGAAAGTACCGCGTTATTTGCAGGCTATTGGTGATGTTTCTATGGGAGATGCCCAAAGGTTCAATTCTCTAACATTAGCTTTTTCCCAAATGTCCGCTGCCGGTAAACTGATGGGACAGGATCTTAATCAGATGATCAATGCCGGATTCAATCCGTTGCAAATCATGTCGGAAAAAACAGGTAAGTCCATAGCTACCTTGAAAGATGAAATGTCCAAGGGTGCTGTTTCCGCAGAAATGGTACAACAGGCATTCATTGATGCTACTTCTGCTGGTGGAAAGTTCTATCAGATGTCTGAGAACGCTTCAAAAACAATCAATGGGCAGTTATCCATGATGCAGGATGCGATGGATGCAGCCTTTAACGAGCTGGGGCAGAAGTCGGAAGGTGTAATCATGGATGGTATTCAGATGACCACTTCACTGATTGAAAACTATGAAACGGTGGGGAAGGTATTGGTTGGGTTAGTTACTACTTATGGAGCGTACAGAACTGCTGTGATGTTGGCTACCATGGCGACAAGTAAACATACGATAGCTGAAGTAGCTCTTACTAATGCTCGTGTATTGGCACGAAAAGCACAATTAGCTTTAAATGCAGCTATGCTTACTAATCCTTATGTTTTGTTGGCTACCGCCGTTATTGGGCTTGGTGCTGCAATGTGGGCTTTACACGATTCGGCAACCGAAGCGGAAAAAGCGCAAAGAAGGTTTAACGAGCAAAAGAAACAGTCTATTAAAAAAGAGCAAGAACATAAACAAAGGCTTGAAGAATTGATTTCCACCCTTCAAAATGAATATACCTCTTCTATGGATAGGGTGAAGGCAATGGATGCAATAAAGAATGAATATCCCGCTCTCTTCCAAAAATACATAGATGAAAAAGGACATATTAGAGACTTGATAGCTTTATGGAAAGAATACAATGAGGAAGCTGGAAAAAGGAATGTAGAAGAGAATAAAATTAATTACAACAACTCTAAAAAACTAATTGGTGAATACGAACAGGTTATCGGATTATGGAAAAGGTTCGGAGAAGACCCGAATTTTCATAAAAACAGTTTGAATGAATCAGAAAAGCAGCTTGCTGATAAATATAAGAATGAAACTTTATCTACTTTGAAATCAAAATTGGATGAAGAAAGAAATGTCCTCAGAAATTATCAAAAAGAAGTCCGCTCAGATGAACTCGCTCAATGGCAACTTGATTTAAAGAAAAATACTGATGTTCAGCTAAAGGTAGAACTGGATGAAATGAAACGCCTTCAACAAGCAAGGAAGAATAATAAGTGGTATTCCTTGAATGTTGGTGTTGGTTCATTGAAAGGTGCTACGACTGAATCTGAGTTACAAAACAGAATAGATGTACTTGAATCAGAATTAAATTCACGTAATTCTAAAACGGAAACAAAAAATAAATCTTATTGGACTAATCAAAAGAAAGAAGCTAAAAAAAACTTAGAATCTATTGCGTCTTCTCAAAAGAAATTAATGGATGCTGGTAACTTCAAAGGTATAGATGCTGCCGTTGTAAAGAGTTACAAGGATAATGTCAAGAAGCTGAAAGAAGCCGAAAAAGAATTAAAGGTTTATGACACCTCTTCCAAGCAAGAATCTGCTACTGAAAAACTTCGCAAACAGCAAGAAGGCATTCGTTCCCAGAATGATAAGATCTCTGAAATAGAACGCAAACAGGCAATCCAGCGTAAAAGGCAGGCTGAAGATATGGAAATGGAAATTTCACGGTCTGAGATCAATGCCATGGCTGATGGATCTGAGAAAAAACGTATGCAGAGGGAATTGGATAACCGGAAAGAGATCCAATCACTGGAAAGACAAAAAGAAGATATGATCCAGGCTGTAATTCAAGCAGAGAAAGAGATTTTTGATGCTCAGGAAGAGTTGAAGGCCAAAGAGAATAACAAATATCAGAAAAAGACTTTTGATTCTTCTAAGGTGGATACAGGAAAGATTAGCTCTATCTGGGATACCATTATAGAAAATACGTCCAAAAAGCAACTTGATGATAAGATACGCGATCAAGAGGCGTCTTGGAATGAATATCTTATCAAGTTTGGCAACTATCAACAGAAAAGGCTGGCCATTATTGAGAAATATGATAAGGCCATAAAGGAGGCCGAAACGGCGGGTGATGCAGCTATCTTGATGAAAGAGAAAGCTAATGCGCTTGATGATTTTGACAACTCCGTGAAGAATAGTACGACTTTAATGGGACAGCTTTTTGTTGATGCTTCCCAAAAGAGTGTGAACGAGATTCAGGGCATCATTGAAAAAGCCGAATTATTGATGCAATACCTCGCTGCCATTAAGGATGAACAGGGAAATGCTCAAATCGGTGGAAAGACAGTTTCAAAGAAGGATATTTTAGGTCTTGGGATAAGTGACAATACCCTTCAAAATTTAGAACTTTCAACTGAGCAAGTTGAGGCACTTAGGAATGCTATTGATCGTTTAAAAGGGGAATTGGGAGGGAAAAGCCCTTTTAAACTTTTCGAAACGCAAGTAAAGCAAGCGACTGATAAGATAGCACAAGGGGGTAAAAAGAATATTGTTCAGGGTATTTCAGAAATCGGGAGTGCTGTGACTCAATTTACTCCTGCTATATCTCAGTTTGGTCAGGATCTTGGTACAATATTTGGCAACGACGATCTTGGTAATAAAATAGCCGGTATTTCTGATGCCTTAGGTGGAGTTGGTCAAACAGCCATGGGAGTTGGTCAGATAATGTCCGGTGATATTGTAGGTGGTGCCATGAGCGCAGTTTCCGGTATTTCATCTGTTGTAAAGGCTTTAGATGGTTTATTTGGTGCTGATTATTCCCGATACAATGAAATGAAGTCCCAATATGAAGCACTCGATTCCGTGTGGGACACTTTAATAGACAAGAAGAAAGAGTATATTAAAATGTCCTATGGGGATGAAGCCTATAAAGTAGGGAAAGAAACAGAAACCCTGATAAAGCAGCAGACCCAGAGATATTATGAACTTCTGAATGAATTAAGGCAAAGCGGCTCAAGTATTGGATCAAGTTCTTTAGGCAAACGAATAGAAAAAAGACTTAGTAAAAAGGATTGGGATAGGATATCCGGTGCTGTCGGTGAATCTGTCACGAATGCAGAGTCATTGCTTAATCTTTCTGCAGAACAACTAAAAGAAGTGCTTGCCGATCCTAAACTGGTATCTGTCCTTAATACTGTAAACGGTGACTTTGTAAAATACATACAGGAGATTGTCAATGGCTCTGAGAAATTAGAAGATATACAGAACCAAGTAAAAGAACAGCTTACCCAAGTTTCATTTGATAGCGTATTTGATAACTTTGTCGATACCTTGATGGATATGGATAGTTCGGCAAAAGACTTTGCTAATAATTTTGAGAGGTATATGCAGAAGGCTATGCTTACCACTATGCTTGGTAATAAGTATAAAGCCGAACTACAAAAATGGTATGATGCTTTTGCTGCTGCTAACGATAATAAAACAGGTATTTCTGAGGAAGATTATAAAAAGTTGCAGGAGCAATGGAACGACATTGTTACCGACGCGGTTAAAGAGCGGGATAAATTGAAAGAGTTGCTTGGCTGGACATCCGAATCTTCCTCTCAGGATTCTACAAAAAGAGGATTTGAGGCCATGTCTCAAGATACTGGAGAAGAACTAAACGGACGTTTCACGGCTTTGCAGGTATCCAATGAGGAAATTAAGAATCAGAGTGTAGTCCAATCCCAAGCGCTCAATCTGCTGACGGCAAAAGCTGATACAATTCTTTCTGTGAATACAGAGGTAAGGAATATTGCGGATGATACGAGGAATTTAATTGCTAATTCTTATCTTGAACTGATGCAAATTTCGGAGAATACAAGTAATTCAGCTAAATATCTGAAAGACATCAAAGCAGATATGGCAGAAGTGAAAAAGAATACCGCAGGCTTAGCTCCCTAAAAGAAGAAGGCAGGAATTTTCCTGCCTTGCTTAGATTTCTTTGAAGGAAAGTTTTGTTATGATTGTTGTATCATTATCCTCGAAAAATATTTCTGTTTTATCCAATGAATACGACTTATTATTCCTATGGAACACAACATTGGGTTTAGTAAATTCGAGAATCTTCATATAACTGAAATCATGTTCAATTACTTCTCCTCCAAAATTAAGTTTTAAGATATGCTTTTCCTCCATATTATATAAATTGAATTATGTGCAAATATAACAATAAAAATACAGTTTATGCCAGATTTACTTATAAACAATAAAGACGCATACGCCACATGGGGTGTAAGGATGGGGGACGGATTCCTCGATGCTCTTGGAGCGTCTGCACCGATGAAAGAATTTATAGAAAATAAATCTCGCCTTGAACATGGGAAGAGAGTGATAATAAATAACCCCAAAGTGGATGAACGGGAAATAACGCTTTCATTTACTATTGAGGGCAGTTCCCAATCTGATTATCAATCAAAGAAAAAAGCTTTCTTCGAGGAATTGTACAGAGGTGTAATTGATATTAAGATTCCAGCTAATAGTAACGAGGTCTACCATCTAATCTATCTTGGTAAAAGTGTTTCCTATGCGCAAAGTATAGACCGGACATTTGGTAAGATTTCAAGTAAATTTTCGGAGCCTAATCCAGCAAATAGAACTTAATTTGTGACCTTATTTCTGATGTCACAACAGGAAGCCCGAATATTTAGGGCTTCCTGTTTTTATCTCCGACCTTTGATGTGTTATGGAAAGAGTAGACATCAAAGACATATCTGGCAGTATTCGTTTTTCTACTATTGTAAATGAAGGCTCGAAACGAAAATTCCTTTTAATGAAGGAAGACTATGTTACTGTGAAGTTCAATTTGGATGAACCGATTTTTTTCAAGCTTGGTGATTACATAGATGATGGATATTTGGGAGTGTTCGAGATATGTGACATACAGAAACCCGCTTACAATGCAATAACGGCAAGTTATGATTACGAACTTCGTTTGGACGCTTATTACTGGAAATGGAAAAATAAAATTTTCAAATACACCCCAGAGACAGCCGGACAGGAAGCGTCCTGGAACCTGACCGCTCCACTGGATGTTCAAGTTGGTATAGTCCTGAGAAATTTAAAAGCTCTTGGTTACACATACAAAGGACAGGATTTTGTTTTTTCCATTGACAGCACGGTTGAAAATAAAGCTCAGTTGATGTCTTACGACAACATCAACATTCTTGACGCTTGCTTTGAAATGGCAAAAAAATGGGATTGTGAGTGTTGGGTAACAGAGAATATCATTCACTTCGGGCGTTGTGAGTTCGGTGATCCTGTTAATTGGGAGATCGGTGTAAATGTAGAGGAAATGACACGCACCGACTCGCAATCCGCTTATGCAACCCGTATCTATGCTTTTGGCTCTACAAGGAACATACCTTCCAATTATCGTCCGGTGGATGAATCAGTAGTTGTGAATGGTGTCGTTCAAAGACGATTGATGCTGCCTGCTGGAACTCCTTATATTGATGCCTATCCTAATATGGTTACAGAGGAAGCCATTGAGCAGGTTATTGTTTTTGATGATATCTATCCACGACGTACCGGTACAATGTCGGATATTGCCATTCATAAGTATACTGACAAGATAGAAAATGCAGATGGGACAATAACTGAGGAGAAATGGGATGCTTACCGCTTTAAAGATACTGGCATTACATTTTCCAAAGCCTATGTGCTTGCTGGCGAGGAATTAAAGATAACCTTCCACTCTGGGAAGCTTAATGGTATGATGTTCGGGGTTATATTTAATCCTGATGGAGAACCTGAGAAGTTATCAGATGGTAGTTGGAATCCGGCTGCACAAGTTTGGGAGATAGTACGTAACGAGGATTATGGGCGTAAACTACCTGGTGATGTACTTATCCCCGCAAACGGGGATACTTATGTCTTGACTGGCTGGGACTCAACAAAGATAACACAACTTGGACTCGTATCTGCTGCCGAAGTCGAACTGAAAACCGAAACGGAAAAGTACGTTGCCAAATCAAAGATGGACCCTTCCACCTATAACTGCAAAATGATGTCTGGTGACGCATACGGCGAAGACGGTGTTCATAATCTTTATAGTGCCGGTCAGAAGGTCAAGCTTATTAACAAGGCCTATTTCGAAGATGGCCGGCAATCGCGTGTCATAGGATTTGAACATAATCTTGACTATCCGTTTGATTCGCCTATATTTACGGTGGGGGAAACGACGGCTTATTCACGTATCGGAGAATTGGAAGAAAAGTTGGATAGTCTTACATTGAAAGGGCAGACTTACAATGGTGGTGGAAGTGGGGTATATATCATTGGGACTAATGATAGTACACCCCCGTCAAATAGAAATGTCTTTTCGGCTTCAAAGTCACTTGCTACCCATTTACGTAAGGATATGCCCGATACTGCTAAAGAAACTGTAACTTTCTCAAAAGGCTTGATAGTGGGTGATACTGCTGCATCTATTGACGAAAATGGTAATGTGGAAGTGGGAAGTGTCACAGCACGCACTAAAGTTAAAGCCGCTACATTGGAAGTAACCGGTTCGGCCAATGTTGGCACACTTGATTCGGAAGGGAATATTTCAACAGGCGCGGATATTTGGGCTAAAGGTGACACGCATACTTTAAATTTACTCGTTCAGGCACTTGCAAAAACATACGATCTGAATGTTGAGCACGTCGCAACCCTGTTTCAAACCATAGTCAAGGACTATATCAGTTCAGAAAGATTTATCCCCGGACTGATGGGTGAAGGGATGAAGCTATACAAGGCTATCAATGGAGATTGGAACCTTGAAATAGATAATGCCGTAGTCCGTAAGGCCATGACCATTTTTGAACTTATCATTTCGAAAGTTCGTGCGGTTAATGGCGGTCTGGTAATTTCATCCGCCAACGGGCGTGTTAAGTCCGTTTCGGAAACGTCCGGCGATCCGGCTTACTATGTTTTAGGTATAGAGGGCGACATGATGTTTGTCACTGATGACTTGGTACGTTGTCAGGTCTACACATCCGGACACGTTAAATACTACTGGGTTCCGGTTGCCTCGGTTAATGATGATTCGATTCTCATACTTAAATCCGTTTTTCCCAATGGTACAGTTCCGGCCGTTGGTGATGATCTGGTTCAGATGGGTAACCTCACGAATCCGAACAGACAGGGTATTTTGTATCTCACCGCTTCGGAAGATGGCAAGCCGCGTATTTCTGTACTGGACGGGGTAAACTCTACGTCTTTGGCCGGCAAATCAAAGGTTATACTCGGTTGTCTCGATGGCATGACGGATACAGACTTTCCGGCTGACTTCCAACCCTCCGGATACGGCCTGTATGCGATGAACTGTTTCCTGAAAGGTATTTTCATTCTGAGAAATGGAAAGAGCATCGAACAGGAGTTTAGTAATATTGCTACCGAGTTAGCGGCTATACCGGGAAAGATCGAGCTTGCCATACGTAGTATGAAAGTAGCGGACGTTAATCTGCTTTACGACTCTAACCACAAACTAAATGCTAACCCCTATCAAATGGGAGCGTATAAGTATGATGTTCATTTAGAAGTAGGCAAAACCTATACCCTTACTGTGTGCTATAAGTGTGCAGACTCTGATGTTATCAGGGCGTATAACAATCCTTCGTACGGCTGGATAGGCACTTTGCCGAAAAGCGCAGAAGAAACGGTACTTTCGCAGCCTATAACGCCTATTAATCCGGATGGGGCATATTTCTACTTCTATAAGTTTCCCCAACAGGAATCAACGGAGACATACATTAAATGGGCTGTAATCACCGAGGGCAGTGTGGGCGTAGCTAATTGGATACCGTCTGCAACTGAAAGAAAATTGAATATCGGAGGTGAGAACCTGATGTTACAATCCCAACAGGCATTGGATGGGTCAAGCGCACAATATACGTTTCAGTTATCGAAAGCGTGGACGGACTTAAAAGGCAAAACCTTGACAATCTCGTTCGACTATGCGTATAGCAATTTAAAGATGGGATCATCACAAAGATTCGGACTTGAAAAAGCTATTTATAAATCGGGCACATCCCAATATTACTATATCGGTGCATTTAAGTATGTTGATTCTACCAGTCCCACGACTGACAAAGGTAGGTATGTTCATACTATCAAAGTCCCCGATGACATAGAGGATAGTTTAGATACCGATATCACAGCGTACATACAGTTAGGCGGTAGTACTGTTTGCCGAATCAATAACTTTCAAATAGAAATAGGAGACACAGCGACCGGATGGAAGCCTGCCCCTAAAGATTCTTTCACTGAGTCAAAAAAGTACACCGACACACAAATACTTGCCGTTGACGGGAAAATTGAATTGTCTGTTAAGACTAAAGTTGAAAGTTTGGGTATTGGGGCAAACAACCTGTATAGTTACACAAGTTCAACGCTTAATACTTTATATCCATCTCCTACTATTGAAAGGCAAATGTCTCTGCATGGCTTCTATTTGGTTGGTTCAAAAGGCAATGGAGGAGCTATGCGGATACCTAATATTATCCCGCCTATCCCCGGTAAGTATACCGTTTCCGGATGGATTAAAGGTAGTCAAAATACCCCAGTTGGTTTTACTATTGATGTGTGTGATTCTGAAAACGTAATTGTTAAATCAACAGCAGATAACCAATGGAGTTATTTCAAGCATACATTTAACGTAACGAAAAACACAGAGGAACAAAAGGATGTATATAATTTTGTTGATATAGAAAGAATTGATTGGGCTTATATATGGGTGAAAGACTTTAAAGTAGAAGCGGGTGAAATTGCAACCGCATGGAGTCCCAATTTTCAGGATGCAGTTTATAAAGGCGCTGAATATACCAATAGTCAAATTAGTGTAGTCGAAGGTAAGATAACATCCACCGTTGAAAAGATAAATACCGTTGATGGACGTGTTACCGGACTTGCTTCACGCGTCGAACAGACCGAAAAAAGTATCACGTCTGTTGTTGGTGATATTGGTGTTATTAATAGTACCACCAATAGGCATATATCAAAGCGAATAGATTTAAGAGGATGGGACAATAATAAGTTTTTCCCGTTGGTTATAAGTATTCCGGTTTACCACAAAACAAGGGTTGAAATAAGTAGACCTCTTGATGCGGGATACGGAAAACCTTCATACGGTACACATGATGGCGGTTTTTCTATGAACTTAACGTTTGAGATGTCCGGTTCGGGTTGGGGTTCGTTGCCAGCAGTAACCAATATCTTTGACTATACTAAAGCATGGACTTCTGCGGGTGCAAAGATAGTTGTTGATTTGGGACAAATAACTGAAACGTCTACGTGTAGAATGGGTATTAGGGGCGGTTCTATGTATGACGTAACCGTAGATGATACTATTGACCCAAACGTAATCAACGTTTATCAAACCGATTATCACGGTTCGTATAATACATCGTTCCCCGTTCGCACCGATGGAACTGAACCCGTCCGCACATACGGATACTATACCGAAATAAAGCAGACGCAGGAAAGCATAGCTTTAACTGCAAACAAAGTGGATGATCAAGGTAGGCGATTAAGTGCGGCTGAGTTAACTCTAAGTTCAGACCACGCAAAATTAAGCGTAGTAGAACAAACGGCAAATTCCGCCAATTCATTAGCAGGCACAGCCAATAACAAAGCCGACATAGTAGACGGTCGTGTCACCGCCACTCAAAACGGCTTAGTCGAAACCGGAATCAACATCACGTCCCGAAAAATCATTCTGAAAGCCGATAACCTGCTATTCCAAAATAACACAGGTCAACAGACAGCCGCCATCAACGCAAACGGCAAACTGTCTGCCAATGTGATTGAAGCTGCGGAAGTGGTGGCACAGGCATTTTCAGCACAGAGAATCACAACCGGAAACCTTACGGTAACTGATGGTGCAAAGATCGGTGCCTGGAATATATCGGGAGGCTCTCTTGTTTCGGCAAGCAATTCGCAGGCTAAGATCCTGTTAAACATGTCCGGTAATAAATTCCTTCGTATTAACGAAGAGGGGGACAGCCCTACAACTTCACGCACAGCATTGATGTCCATACGAAACGACAATTACAGTGGTCTAAGTATTGAATCATACGGAAGTTCCGGTTTTGCTCTAAGATGTTTGGCTAACGCAGGCACTGCAAATTCGATAGAATCGTATGGAAGCCATATTTTCGCCCAAAGGGGCGGTGAAAAGTGGAACGCTCCCGGAATGCTGTGTACCGGATATGTATATCAAGCGGGTACAGTCACTAATGAATGGGGCAACGGGTGCACCTTAACCAGTGCACAGAAAATAGCTACTGGAAAATACAGGATATACCACAACTTACGTCATCCGCAGTACGCTGTCTTAGTACAGGGATTGGGTGGTTATGGTTGGGTATTCGGTCAGGTAGAGACGCAAAACAACTCTTATTTTGAGGTTTTAATGCTTGACGCAAACAAGGGTCCCCGTGATTGTCCATTCCGTGTATTTGTTGTAGGGCGCAACGTTTGGTAAACAGCATTGTCAGCGCAGATTACAATGATAAATTCAAAATAAATAAAATATGAAAATCAATTTTAGAAGAATTAAAGTAAAAACAGCTATTGATGGAGAAATTAAAGAGTTCGACGTAGCTAAAACAGTAGGAAACGCTATTTACTGTAATACACCCGATTTGGGTGAATTGGAGTTTGCCCAACGGATATATAAAGAAGGTGAAGTTGAAGTTGACGAACAAGGTGCAAATATCATTCGAAATTACGTTGATCCGGCTCCGATACTCGCAGTGGTGAAAACCGCTATTTATAATGAATTAGACAAAGTAATTATTAACTCTCAAAATCAATAAATTATGTTTCAAGAAGAATCAAGAACAGTTCAAGTAAACGGTAAAGCCGTTTCAGGAGATTATCAGTACAATGTAAACTACAGTGTCAATAACGATAATCTCAGCCGCCTTCATTGTGAAATCATTAAAACGGTCACGGAAGATATTGACACCCCTACAGGTAAGCAGCCCGTAACCTCCGGGCGGTATATCGGGTATTTGCTGTTAGAATCAGGCAGTAAACAAATGTCCCTTCCGGAGTCGGAGAATGTTGCAGCGCACTTTGAAGTATTTGACCAGATCACCAAAGAGGTAAAAGCCACTTTAGAGCCCAAACCGGCATCTAAATCCAAGTAACAAGAATCCGCCCTGTCTTCACAGATGGGGCGGAAAGATGCGGTATGGATGAGGAACGAAAGTTTATACATACCGCATGAAGTGCGTAATTTAATATTAACGCGGCAAATATACGATTAAAGTTTATATATCCAAGAATATGAAAAATTTGAAGATGATTGCATTGATTGCTTTGCCTCTTTCTCCTTTGCTGGAACTCTTTGAGCGCTATGTCTTTGGTGACTGGGAGTTTGTCAAATGGTTGATTGTCCTTGTATGTGTTGATACGGTGCTTGGCTTTGTCAAGCACTGGCTATCCAAAGACATCAGTAGTAAAGCTTATGGTATGATCGGGCGTAAGCTTATCATTTACAGTTGTGTATTAGTCCTGTCGCATGTGATGGGTAATTTCTCGATCGCCGGTCAGGTAGTCGATAGTTTTGTCTGGTTCCGGTATTTCGCTTGTACGGCATTAATGGTACGTGAGGCCTTAAGTATTATTGAGAACGTAGAAGAGATTTGCCCGGGCTTCTTCCCTAAAGCGATCATAAACAAGCTGAAAGGGTTCGATAATGTTTCGGGAAAGAAGGAGTAGTTTAGGTTAAACTTCCCGTCGCTACGCTTAACGACGGGGAATTACACAAACAAAACAAGCAAAGTGATATCTTCACAGACAGAACTTTTACTAAAATGAATTATTATTTTGCAAAAGTAAATTATAAAACACTTTCTAATGGTTAATAAATGTGTTAAAATAATAAGATATGAAATATTTTATACTCCAAGAATTGAATCATAGCGATGTGGTTACAATGCTTGGAACAAGTAATGTTCTGATAGTTAAAGTAATTCATTGTTTAGCGAGGTTGTTTTAGAATGTTTTTACCAATTCTGGATAAATATCATCTCTTGAGACACTGTTGCAACATTCGGTGGCTATTATTACGGAATGGCTGATAATACATTAGCGATGAAGAAAAAAGCAGGAGTTGTATTATTGGATTGCTTTTTAATTGAGTCGGTTTTTGACTTATTGATAATGGATGCGCATAGCATTAACTTTAAATGTATTTGTTATTTTGAAAGATATGGTTTTTACCTGCATACAATAAGATACGGCGTGCTATCTTCACAGACCGCATAACCGTGTTTTTAAAGTTTAAGCATGTTATATAACATATTTATTCCTATAAAAGTTCATTGTTTATCTATTAAAAATGCTTATAAACCTGTGGGATAATAATATTTTCTATCATGGAGATATTTTCATGGAGGGAGTAAATAAGGATAATTATTGAGCTTGTGTAATGAATTTGTATTTAAAGGTGCGCAAACAAGAAATAACGCTTCTGCCTTCACAGGCAAAAGCGTTACAAACGGCTATTAAGGCAACAAAGTTATTGATTTATGTTATGTTTTATCTCCTTAACAACTTAACTCTTGAAAAGTTTTATAAACTAATAAAAAATAAAGAATATGAAAACAATTGATTCAATCATTATTCACTGTTCGGCCACACGTGCCGGACAGGATCTGCGTGCAAAAGATATTGACCGGATGCACAAACAGAGAGGTTTTAATCAGATCGGATACAATTTTGTAATAGACCTTGATGGGACTGTAGAGAACGGCAGGCCCTTGTCTGTGGACGGGGCGCATTGCAATACGAAAGGGTTTAGTAAGCAGTCATATAACAAACATTCGATCGGTATCTGCTATATTGGCGGCCTGGATGTCAATGGGAAAGCTGCTGATACCCGGACGGAAGCGCAACGGATAGCTTTGCGCAATTTGGTAGAGGAGCTCTGTAAAGACTACCCTATTATCGAGGTGCTTGGACACCGGGATACATCACCTGACTTAAATGATAATGGGGAGGTAGAACCGTTTGAATATATCAAGGCTTGTCCATGTTTCGATGTACGGAAGGAGTTCTCTAATTTTATGAAACCTGTAATCATACGGCCATGAAATATTTGCCTTACATTATCATAATCATTCTTATCCTGTTTATCGTGTTCCGCCCGGCAAGGGTGGAAAGCGTACCGGGTGAAGTGGTCAGAGACACGATCATTACAAATCGTATTGATACGGTTCGGGACACAGTGCCCGTTCCGGTTTATGAAAGCGTTGTAGATTCGTTCCCGTTCGTTATTCCCGTCCCTGTACCGGGCGATACAGTCCGGGATACAGTGTATTTGCCTATTACGCAGAAAATCTACAAAGACAGCCTTTATACGGCTTATGTGTCAGGATACCGGGCCAAACTGGATAGTATAGAGGTGTACAGTAAAACGCGTACGATGTTCGTCAGAGGGCGGGCAAAGCGGAAGCGGTTCGGGCTGGGTGTGCAGGCCGGATACGGCTTTTTAGGGAATAAGTTGAGTCCCTATGTTGGAGTTGGGGTGAGTTGTAATTTGTGGGAATGGTAATCCTTATTAATCAAGGAATATTATCGTGGCTCAGAAGTAAATTGTTAAAATATGGTGTTCTTCATTAATAAAATAGGGAGTTTCCTTTATAATACTGTCTTTATATTAAAATAATAAAACCTATTAAAACAGTTATGAGAAAATTATTTTATGCAACAGTAGCATTTGTTGCGTTTTTGATTGGATTATTTTTATTTATGTTTGCTTCATTTACTTCTTGCACCAGTAACAATGAATTAACACCGCCAGAAATGTATGTGGATGTTAATGAAATAACTTTAAGTACCTTGTGGGTAGATGTGGATTGGCCACCGAGTGTTCATAAGATTAATGTGTACGGTACAAGGGCGGTTTCTTTTAAATCTGAAAATGAGAAAATCGCAAGGGTGTCTCCCGACGGGAAGGTTGTTGGAATGCGTGCTGGTTCTACAAATATTGTTGTTCAAGGAGACCTGAAAAGTATAAAGGTAAAAGTTAATGTTATCCCTCGCCCTTCCAATTTTTTAGAGCCATTATACAACTTTACATTAACTAAAAAAGAACTTATTCAACAAAAAGGAGATGGATATGATATGCAAGTAGATCCAGATATCTTTTATTATAGGTGGGGAGGAGTATCGCCAGTGGGAGAATATTATTTCTTTGATAAACAGACTGGTTCACTTTTTACTTCATATTTAATTGTGAATAAAAGTAAAGTAACAGAGCAGGATTTATATATTTTCTTCGAAGAACGATATTTAGCATTAGGCAAAGGGGGATGGAAAAGTTTGGATGGTCGTTTGATAGTCCAAATATCAGAATATGATGATCAGCATTATAAAATAAAGTATTCGGCAAAAAAAGAAGAATGAAACATATATTGTTTTAGGGTAATATTGGGTGGGGGGGGACTCAATAGGGAAGTGATGTAATATGTCTGTCTTTATAATAAATCTATATTAACGCTATTTTGTGCCTATTAAAAGAATCATAAGGTTTTAACTTCTTTTTGCGCTTTGCTTTGAGTATGGTTTTAACATGAA